ATGATTTACACGGGCGCCCGCGTGGGTGCGGTCGCGAAGCTCACCATTCAGAGCTTCTACAACGACGCCGACCAGTGGTTTTTTCGCTTCGATGAGAAGGGCGGCAAGAGCCGCGAGATTCCGTGCCGCCACGACCTGGAGCTCTCCGTCAAGCAGTACAAGCAGGCCGCCGGCATCGCCGGCGAGAAGGTCGGACCGCTCTTTCGCTCGGCCGTGCGTCGCGAGAAGAAGCTCACCGCCCAGGCGATGAGCCCATGGGATATGTGCCGCATGGTGAAGCGGCGGCTCAAAGACGCAGAGCTCCCGCCCCAGATTTCGCCCCACTCCTTCCGCGTCACCCTCGCCACCGACCTGCTCAAGCAAGACGTGCCGCTTGAGCAGGTGCAGTACCTTTTGGGCCACTCGGACGCCCGCACCACGAAGCTCTACGACCGGCGGAAGCGCCAGGTGACCCGGAACGTCGTCGAGCGGATTTCGGTCTGAGGGCATGCAAAAGAGAACGCCTGGCCGCTTTGGCCAGGCGTTCTCTTTTGCGGTCCTGCTCATTTAGCGAGGGTACACCCCTCCACCGGATCACGACAGCAGCAGCTTAAACACCAGCTTGGGATCGACCCCCAGATCCTTGAGCCCCTGTTCCGTCTCGTCGACGATCTTCTTCAACTCCTTCCAGGGGTTGACCGGCGCGAGGTTGTGTCCGGCGAAGATGTCCACCTGGTGCGTGTTCACCAAGACCTCAATGGGCAGCTCCGCCTCGAACGTGTCCGTCCGCGAGTGAGCGGCACCCGGCACATACTCGCCGTTGACCCCGTACTTCGGCGTCGTGACGCTGTACAGGACGTTGCCGGCCTTGTCCCTGAAGACGAACATCGTCTCGCTCTTGAAGCCGGCGAGCGCCTCACGCGACCGGGTGTTGATCCGCGCGAAGATCTTCCCGTTCTTTGTCTTATTCAACAGCACCTGGGAAAGACGCAGGACGTTGAACCAGTGCCCGTCCTCGTTCGGGTGATCGGTTCGGAGAGCCGGTTCGATTAGCTTCTGGCACAGCGAGTCGTGCACTCGCAGATCGGCTTGGATGCCGATCCAAACCAGTCCGATGCCAAGGTATCCGCCGGCTTTGATCTGCTGATGACGGGTCTTTGCACAATCGTTCGAGGGAAGTTGTTCGACTTTGGCGGCCATTTCCAAGGCCATCGCTTCGGCAGACTTGACCTGCTCCGGCGTGGCGTCCTTGGCGATGGATTCCTTGTCCGCCGTGTTCATCAGCGCCAAGGAAAAATGTGCGAAGGTGGCGGCTTGGTTTTCCGCGTCCAGAGGGGTCCGACTGTCGGTGTACAAGTCCGCAAGGTGCGTGTACGCGGCGGGCGAAGTCAGGAACGCCTCATGGAACTGCTTGACTCGCCATCCGTACCGGATTCGGAAGCGACAATTTGGATCGGTGATCTCGTCGAGGTCTTTCACTTGTGAAACGTCGATGAAATCCAGCCCGCAGTTCCCCTCCACCCACTCGATAAGCTTGAAAGCGTTGGACGTTCTCTTGTCGTTGCTGGGCCATACCTCGCTGTAGTTATCGAGTGCCAGAGCACCGTCAAGCGACGGCTGAGCCCCGACAGCTTCACTCTTTCGGATGAACGAGGAGCTGACGCCGACTTTTTTGGCGACAAGCCCTGCGCTCACGCCGGTGTTGCCGCGCCATTTCACTAGGCGGCAGCATGCCTTGTAATACCGCTCGATCAGGGCCCGATTGAGGAACTTGGCGTACGCACTCATGTGATTCCTTTCGTTGGGACGGACCGATGCTATGCACGGAAACACAGGACACAGAACATTTGTGTTCGTTGATAAGGCTAAGAGCCACCAGATGAAGGAGATCAGGAATCACCAGACTCTCTGCGCGGGCTCCTTCCGCGTCACCGTCGCCACCGACTTGCTCAAGCAGGACGTGCCGCTAGAGCAGGTGCAGTACCTCCCCGGCCACGCCGATGCCCGCACCACCAAGCTCTACGACCGGCGGAAACGCCAGGTAACCCGCAACGTCGTCGAGCGAATTTCCGTCTGAGGCCGTTGCACACGTGTGCACTCCCAAAGCCCCACATCCCAGCAGATTAAATCGGTGTGCCGAGGAGTATATAGACTCTACGGCACCGCAAACTGACGTGTAGACGTGATTTCGGAAGCCCCTGGCCTGTAATCAGACCGCTTTTTTATTCCAGAATCAAAAGCGAGTGCAGACGTGTGCACTTCTAAGTGCTGATTTCACGGGGGCTTGCAAAGCTTCCAACCACAGTATCGTGCAGACCATATACAGCACGATACTGTCGTTGGATTCGTGATTTTGGAATCAAAGAGCCCTTAAACCGCTGAATCACGAGGCCTCTGCCGCTCCAGCTCAAGCGGTTCGACTTCCCTTTCCCCTACCGCGGTGACCGCCCCCGGGCCGACCCGAGGCCTGTACCCCTCCGGGATCCACCAACCGTGAAGTCCGTAGGCCTCAACGGCCGCAAATAGGCGTTGGCCAGCGTGAGCGTTGGGCGCTCCGATGGGCGTCAGACCGCGGATGCGGCCAACCTCGGTTAGGAGTTCCGTCGGCAAGTGTCGGCATCGCATGAACTCGTGGGTCTCGACCATCTCAAATCGCTCGCGGCCGCCCTCGAACTCGTCCGCGACGCTGGTCGCGGTGACGGGCACACAGTTCCACTCGTCGTTCCGCAGGAACGACACGTACAAGTTCCGCTCCCGCCCTGTCCCCGTCGGCTGGATCCGAAGCTGGTAGACATCTAGCCGCGGAGTCACCATCAGGGGTCGGTTTAGTTCCATGTCGAGTTGCGTGGTGTCCATCGTGTCTCCTCGTGGATAGTCCCCGGGCCTTTATCCCCAACACTCCCCGTTCCCATCCGCAAGACCCCTCGGGCCGGGCGGTGGAACGGGCTGTCGGTCGGGGACGGACGGGCCGGCAACTGCTCGTCGGCCCGGGGTACGGTGGAGGACTGGTAGGGGCGGTTAGAAACGGCCCGGCTGTTGGGGCACCAGGTCAGGCCCGGGGGAGGCTGGAGCCTGGTTTGATCGCCGGGGCGAAGACCGCCCTCTCCCCATCCCGTCGCCCGGGTGCACTGCACCTGTGCGGGCGCCTCGTCAACTTCGAACGCGAGGGGCGGGTTTGGCTACCCGCCGGGGAGCTTTTACGTCGTGTTGGTTGCCGACCTTTGCCTGGTCGGGGCCGGGACGAACTTGGCCGGCCTTCTCCACCGTCTTCAGTTGTCGGTCGGAGGCCGCACATCGCGACCTCTCCACCCTCCGACGGCCGGGTAAAGTCGCTCGGCTAGTGGTGCCCGGTACGGACGGGGTGGACGGCAGTTCGCAGGGGCCCCGTCGCCCTACAGACCCGTCTCCGCTGCACAGGAAGGTACTTCGGAGGCACGGGAACGGGTCGGATACTACCAGGGTAGCCCGGGCGCGACCTCCGGCTTCCCGATGCGGTCTCCGAACAAACCCGCCGTCGGCCGCCCGATTCACTGTCGTGCGTTGATGCCTGTCGCTGACCCCGTGTTAGAGAGGCGGTGCCCTCTCATAATGGACCGAGCCTATATCGCTCTGTTCTAATAGTGTCACCATCGACCGCTGGGGTCGGTTGACAGGCACCCGCACCGGAGACACGTGATGCAGATCCAAGTGACCCAGACCCTGACCCACAGCGACGAGTCAAGCGGCACCACCATCTTCTCGGACGGCACCCGCGCCTACTGGACTGAGGGCGACTCCCCCGTCGTCTACAGCCCTACTCCTGTGGATTCGCGCCCCTACTCCGCCCTGCTAAGCAGCGGCGAGATGGGCGACATGCGGGAGATGACCGAACGCGAGGAGCACGAGTGGGAGGCCGCGCGCGAGTAGTAGTGCACCCTCTACCCTTTGTCGCGTCGGCCGACGTGCCGGTTGACAATTCTCCGAAGTTGATCGATGGACATGGGAGGAACGGTGCGGTGCAGGACGGCGTGGCAGTTCGGGCACACCGGTACGAGGTCGCGGACAGGGTCTACCTGGTAGCTGACACGGATCTCCGACAGCGGCTTGATGTGATGCACTTCAATAAGGTGCCAGCCAGCGATCCCGTAGACGGTTTCGAGGTCGATGCGGCAGACCGCACACTGCCAGCCGTGGTGCCGGATGCACGCGGCCCGGGCCTCGGGACACCTCTCGTAAACGGTCACGGCGACACGGGCGGCAGCCCCCTCTACGTATCCCGCCGTGTCCGGCACCGCTTCCGCTTGCCCCGTTGCCACAGGCGGAACGACGGGCGGTGCCACCGGAACCGTCGGCGCCGAAGGTCGCACGCGTATGAGCCGGAGTGCGACGTCTGCGGGAGTGATTAGAACATAGCGGTCTTTCGCCACCAGCCGAAAGTACTTGGGTACACCTTCGCGGGCTGCCCAATCCTTTCCCTCGCAGTGACGGCCGATCTCCGACCGCAACGGCTTAACGGGGTCATCACTATGGGAACTCATCAAGTTCCCCTGCTCGATCAGCTCCCATATCTCCCGGGCGCTAAGTGGACGCTCGGAGCGGTATAAGACTTGGATCGCGGCCCTCACGTATAATCCGGCCATTCCGACCTCCGCGCGTTGCTGCCGACCCCAGTCGTACGACCGCTCACGCAAGCAATTCCTGGCAGGTCGGGATGAGAGTGTCGCGACGTCGGGCTGGAGCAGTTGATCCCGCGGCACTCCGTTGCGCCGCCGACTGAACCGTCTGCAGCGGAACCTACCAGTCTCGATACGGATGGCACCTGCGGCATGGCTTCATCGGCACCCCCGAGACCTTCGCGTCCCCGAGCGACTCGAACGGGCCGTGCCACTGCCCCGTCGGCCGCCCGCTCGTTCGCTTTCCCAGCCCGTCGTTGCAGTCCACGTACCCAGCCTTGTGCAAGGTCGCTTGGGCTTTGTTGACGTAGATCCAGTACATCACCCCTCCAGATCGATGCCACACTGAAGGGCGAGCTGGCACACCGCCTGATACCGGGTGTCCTCGTCCGCCCCGTCGATCCGCACCATCTGCCGGAACCGGCGGGGCGTCGGCGGAGCTTCCGGGTCGATGCTGACCGTTGGTTCTGCCACGAGGGCCATGGTGCCCGCCGCCTCGTTCACGGTGGCGGTCGTGTAGCCCAAGGACTCGATCTGTTTCAGGATAATCTCGGTGATGGGCATTCAGCCGTCCGCTAAGCAAGTGGATGGCACAAGTTGCACGGTACAGCTCCGCTCGAATCTGTCCGGATATTCTTAAGTGCAAATGGACCGCGCCACATCTTTGATCCGTCACCGTCAAAAGGTGTACAAAGTCGCGACCTGTTAAGACACACTTCGCGGTGGATGGTGGGCCTTTCACTACCCACGCTAATCCAGAACTGACAGATGCCTGGGAGGCATAACTCCTCCGCCGATTCGTTCGTCATTCGAAGCAAACTGACTGTGAACTTCAGAAAGTCCCGAATCTGGAAAAACCCCTTCTGAATCAATTGAACATGGCCTAACTCAAACAGCTGAAAATCGCGGCTCTCAATCTGGCCGGATAAGATGACGAGAGGAAGAGCATGTGTGTTCATGTCATTCATCTCATGGTTCAGCTGCCCCTTTTTTAGTTGCTTAACGAATGATCTAGCATCCTTGAAACGTTCATCATCTGGAAGACCAAGATCTGATATCAATAGGTCATATTTCTCCGTTTTCAACTTGTAAAGTCCGGTAGCCATCGTGAGGGCGAATTGCAACTCTAAGTCGGGTGAATACCGTCTAAATGATTTTTCCGACATCTCATTGGCCTGTGCCGAATCCTCAATCCAAAGTATCTTATAGCCCTGCTTCATGCCTTGTCGTCCTTCTAACCACCCGATCCATGCGAAAGTCTCTTAAAGAGTTTTGGTAGTCGGTCAATCGACGCCTCGCTTCGGACAGCTGCCGCCGTGCAGCTTCAGGCATCTGGGCAGTCCATTCCTTGCCCGCCAATTCGATGGAGATGACTTGTTCAACGTCAACGGCAGTGTTTTTGGCAGAATGGAACGTTTTCCTCTCATTCTCCGCGAGTGTGACGTGGTGCTTTTCATAACAGCCCAAAAAATGATCCCGGGTCTTGAGTGCTCGTTCGATCGCTTCGGGAGCACGAAGGCTGTTGGGGGGGGTGGCGAGCACCAGTTGAATCAGATCCTTGAGCTGTTGAATAGATTCTGAAGCACTTGCTAGTCCTTGGACGCTTGTGGCCAGCTCCTTGTCCGCCTCTTCGTTCAGCCTTGCCCGCGATGCGAGCTCCTGCCGTAGGCGCTCTAAATTCTCCTGTGCTACCGCGGATTTACGGCTCGACATTATTGCCGTCAGAAGACTAAGCAGAGACACAATTACTGCGGCTGCGGCTGCTACAAGGGCAGCATCGACGGACGAGCTAGGTGTTTGACTCAGCATTTGTCCCTAGAGCGTGTTACGCACTTTCAGTCCAGTTCGCCAGTCCAGCCGGCATGACGATCGCGACAGCAGCGAGTTGCATGTTCCAGAGCGTCGACGCGAGCCGCTCGTAGTCCCGGGTCAACCAGCGGAACCGTACCAGCCACGCGAAGCTCCGCTCGACGACCCACCGCCGCGGGAGCATCGCGAAGCCGTTTCCGCCGGCTTCTCGCCCGTGTACCCCTGGTTGTCGCACGCCGGGTCGACCGACTCGCTGCTGCGCCTGCTGGTATACGGCGGACCACGGCGGCAGGTCGTTCGGCATCATCCGCCAAGCCTGGCCGCCGCGAACCATGTACCGCATCCCGTCGAACACCTCGCGGAGGTCGTGCGCCCGCTGCGGCGCGTTCGCGACCATCAGCGTCAGGTGCGGGGCCACGAACTCCCACTCCGCGTCCGTCACGTCGCTCGGGTACGGCTCCGGCCATGCTGCTAAACTTGCCGCGCGCGTGCCCCGGCGTCAATCACGGGACGCGTGTGGCGGCCGAGGCAGAGTAGCATGAGCTGGACTGCCGGCAGGCCGGTCCGCCGTCGGGCGTGGTTGATCCGCCCCACCAGGTTGTCGTCGAGCGGCACGCGGACCAACTTGTTAGCGGGTACCGTGTCCTCCCCCACGAGGCCGATGCCGCGTAACGCCTCGACCAGCTCCCCGAGCTCCCCGTCGAGCGCGTCGTGCAGAACTTCGTGCAACGTCTTGCCTTCCTCGGCCGCCCGGGCCTTCACCCCCTGCCACAGCGTTGCCGGCATCCGGACCGTCCGGTGGAACTGCGGGAGGTCGTCCTCACCATCGTCGTCGGGGAGGGTCACCGATCACCTCCCTGCCGCCCGGCAACGCACTCGGCAACCGGCTTGGGCGTGAAGTGGAGGTCCCGCTCGACCCGCAGACCGCCCGGCCCACGGACCTGCTCCAGCTCGTCCAAGCTGAAGTACCCCCACTCGGTCTCCAGGCCCTCGACGAGGCCGAAGAACAGCCGGTCGGCCGGGTCGTACTCAGTCGCGCACCACGTCCAGGACGTCCACGGCGTGAAGAACTTGGCGCGGGCGACGGCCGCGGCGCCGAGCGACTCCTGCGAGTAGAGGGGCGGCAGCGACGCCTCCAGTTCGTCGGTCATCAGCTTCATCGCCGGCCCTCCGGGTGGAGCACGCCCTTGGCGGCCTCGTTCACGTCGTCCGTGCACAGCACGAGCTCCGCGACCGGGATCCGCTCCGCCGCCGCCCGGGCGCGAAGGGCGGTCAGCACGTCCGCCGCCTGCTGGTCGGTCAGCGGGTAGTGGGAGGTCGAGACCAGCTCCTCGATCAGCCGCCCGTCGCTCATGACCGCACCCCCCTGCCGCCGCCGCGGGCGGCCGGCCGGACGGCGGCGACGACGAACTCGGGCCAGTCGGTCACGTCGACCTCCTCCATCGCCACGGCCTTCCGAGCGACGACCGCCGGCTTGGCCGGGAACGTGTAGTGGGCCGGGTCGTAGCTGGCCTTCAATCGGTCGTTGTACGTGTTCGCGTACGTGACCGTGCCGGCGACCTCGTTGACCGCCATCCAGCAGGCGGCCCGACAGTTCGTGAACTCCGGCATGTCCCGCCGGTACAGCTGCGTCGCCTGGATGGGCGGGCCGGCGTAAGCCCGGGCCGGCCGTGCCGGCTCGGCCGCCTTCACCCTCTTGACGCTTCGCTTCGCGCGCATGGGGTGCTCCTTCCGAAACGGGGTCGCGGCCGGGTGGCAGGGAACGCCCCCGCCGCCGACGACGACATCTGTGATGACTCGCTTGTAGGCCACCAGCTGCTCGCCGATCGGCAGGCCGCGGACGGGCAGCCGGACGGCGACGCCGTCCGGCAGATACGGGTTGTCGGCCAGCAGCCGCGCGTAGCGGGCACCGGCGTGCAGCTCGATCACCGCGCCCGCCGGCAGGCCGAGGCCGCGGAGCGTGCGGGCGACGGCGAACGCGAGGCCGTCCCGCTGCTCGCGGCTCAGGTCGGCCAGCTCGACGTCGTACGGCGGGATCGGCTGCTGCGGGTGGACCAGCCCGTGCTTCGCCGACAGGATCCGCCACGGCCGGCCGCTCGCCTCGGCGTACGCCCGCCGCTTGGCGAACAAGCCGGAGGTGTACAGGTCGGCGGCCGGCACGCGGTCGTCGGTCGCCCGCTTCGACTTCGCGCAGCCGACGACGATCAGGTCGGCCTCGTTGCCGGCCGGCGGGAGGAGGTCGCCCTTGCCGTAGCGGGCGCGGACGCGGTCGAGGTGGCGGCAGATCGGATCGGGCTCGGCGATGGCGGACGGGTAGGTTGCGAGCATCGGTTTCTCCTAGTGGGTCGGTGGGGAATCAGCGCAGGACGAGGTGGGCGACGGCACGTTCGAGGGTGGAGGCGACCGCAGTTCGCGAGCCTTGGTGGAAAGCTTGGCAGGCTCCGCCGGGGCTGACGGCGATCAGGCCGAGGTAGCGTCCACCGCGGAGCGCGACCCACGACTTCACCCGCGACGCCGTCCAGTCGTACGGGTGGAGGTCGACGCCGGAGACGACCCGGGGCCGGTGGGGCGAGGCCGAGTACGGGTGGAGGTGTGCCGGCCAGCCGGCCGGCACGCGGTTCGAGTTCCGTTGCTTTAGCTGCATCAACACGAATTAGAACAGACGGTGTTTTGGCCCACAATCATGAGCGAAGCTGCCGTCTCTAACGTGTTGCCGGGCCGGAGGCGGTCGCGACAATGCACACCCCCGAAAGGTAGGGTCACAACCACATGTCCACGGGCCACAAACCAAAGTTCAGGCCGGAGATGCTCGACCGGGGCCCCATGCAGTACGCCCCCGAGAACGAATTGGGTGTCGTGTTCCTCTTCGCAGAGCTGTCGCGTCGGTGGCGCCTGCGGGTGGAGACGATTCGGCCCGGGTACCCGGACTGCATCGCGTACCAGAAGGTCGGCGGCCGCGAACGGCAGGTGCGGATCGAGTTCGAGTTCCGATCGCGGAACTTCTTCAGCCACCGGCACAAGGCCCGCGGGTGTGACTGGCTCGTCTGCTGGGAGCACAACTGGCCGGCGTGCCCGGAGCGGATCCGCGTCGTAGAGCTGCGACGGGAGTTCGGTCTCGGATTTAACGTATGGGTGCAACCCGTGTCGGGCGAGTACAAGCAGCGGATCTCCGCCATCGACTCCGATCCAGATTGGAGCGCGCCCAGCCGGGCGCAGAAGGGGGACCTCCTGTTGTTCTATCACAACCGCCCGGACATGAGCATCAAAGACCTGTTCGTCCTCCGGGGTCCGGTCAGGCGCAAGCGTGCCGGGTGGCGGCCGGGCATGGACTACATGGCCCCGATCCGGCGGGTCTGCCGGTTGGACGCTCCGGTCTTCTTGGAGGACCTGAGACGCGACCGCATCGTGCGCACCGCGGGCTTCGTCAGAAAGAACATGCTCGGGCGGCCGAACGCCACCGAGCATTGGCCATACGTGTACGACATGATCGTCCGGCGCAACCCCTCGGTGCGGCGGCGCCTGGCTAAGTTCGCGCCCGATCAGCTTGGGTGATCAGCAGCTGCCACCACTGGCCCGAACGACACACCTGCGCGACCGGTCCGGCGCTCCGCCCGACGAGCCCCCGTGGCTGAACCGCTCCTTGAAGATGCATAGGAAGTCCTCGACCCCGTCGCAGGCGAGCCGCCGCAGCTCGCGCGGCAGCTGCGCCCGGGTCAGGTGGTCATCGGTCGCTTCCAGGCCGAGGGCCGCCGCCCCCTTCCGTACGCCAGCATGCAGGTAGACCTTGTCCGGCGACAGGTACAGCCATGCGCCCGGTCGGACTGCGGCGTCGTAGACGGACAGGTCGGCGAAGCCGGGGACGCGGCAGCCGTCGACGATCGCCAGCAGCGCGTCGAAGTCCGCGGCCCGCTTGACCGCCTTCCGGCGGGCCCACAGGTTGTCGCGGACCTCCTCCAGGACGTCACGCGGGATCCTGCGTTGGTGGTCACACCGCTTGCCGTCCGGCCGGGTGCGGTCCGGAGGCTGGGGAGCGACCGGTAGAACGCGGCCTGCTGCCGGCGAAGGGCGCGTCGGCTCTCGACGAACTGGTCGACCAGCCGCCGTAGGACGACCGGGCCCGTTACCGGCGTGGATATTGTCGTCGAGGTCGAACGCGATGGCATCGTCCCCATTCTACCGATGCGCGGATCAGCGCGTTTCGAATGTGGTGACTGCATACCGCGGTTGGGCCTTCAGTTCAGGCGTCCCGACGGCGACGAATGTGGAGCTTCGATCGGCGGTGGCGTCTGTTAACCCCTATTTGGCACATGCGGCCGTCCCCGGGCTCAGCGGGGATGGCAAGCCCGCAGCCGGCCGGCGCAGCCTTTGTGCCTTTGCCAACTGGTCGTCGGGCAATCAGCCGTTGCGGGTGCCTAGCTTCCGGGCGGCGGCCAGGACGTCGCGGACGAACCGCTTGACCGGCTCGTCGGACAGCCGCTCGAGGTCGCGGATCGCCGCCCGGGTCGTCGCGTCGACCGGCCCGTCCGGGATCTCGTCGGGCAGGAACAGCTCGTAGTAGCTCGCCCCAAGCGCGTCGGCCAGCTTCGCGACGGCCTCCAACGACGCGGCCTTCTCCCCCCGCTCGATCGACCCGACGTGCTTGAAGTCGACGCCGGCGGCCGCGCCGAGCTCCTGCTGGGTCAGGCCCGCGGCCTCGCGGAGCAGCCGCACGCGGCGGCCGAACAGGGCCGGCAGCGGCTCGGGGTTCGGGCTGTCCTTCGGCGGTCCCTTGGCCACGCCCCCCAGATTAAGGGGTGCCGGAGATTGCAAAACCGTCCGTTTGGCGTCTTCGCCGGTGTCATTGCAGCCATTATGGCGGTATCGTGCCGGCGGATACCGCCTGATGGACTACCTGTGGCACGTCGGCGTCGACCTGGGGTGCTCCGCGCAGAGCGGCAGCCCGTCGTCCGCCGTCGCCGTGCTCGACGCGGCCGGGAAGCTGACCGGGCCGCCCCGCCACTTCCGCCGGGCGGCCGAGCTGGTGGCGTTCCTGGCCCCCCTGCCCCGCGGTTCCATGGTGATCGCGGTGGACGCGCCGCGGTCGGTGCCGGACCACACGAAGGAGAACTACGCCCGGCGGAGCTGCGAGACGCTGCTGGCCCGGCACTCGGGCGAGCACGTCGGCTCGTTCGCGGGCGTCGCGTCGCTGTTCGTGCGGTGGCACGAGATCGAGGCCGCCCATTTCGCCGACGTCCGGGTGATCGAGACGTACCCGCGGGCGGTGTGGGCGAGGCTCGGCGTGCCCCACAAGCCGAAGGACTATAAGGACAAGGGCAAGACCGCGGAGATCGCGGCCGCGATCGAGCGGCTTACGGGCGTGTGCTGCGCCGGGTTCACGTCCCACCAGGTCGACGCCCTCCTCTGCGCGTACACGGCCTGGTGCTACGCCCGGGGGCGGGTCGAGTGGCACGGGGAGCCGGGGGAGGGGCTGATGATCCTGCCGTCCGGCACGGGGACGGGGCGGCCGCCGCCGGACGCGGAGGCGATCGGCGATCCCTTCCGCCGGTTTGGGTCGCAGGAATCCGGCCGCTGAGCGAACAGCTGTTGCCCCCCTTGCCCCGACTGTCCCAGAAACCCTCGTGGTACATTCATCGCCCGTTGGCCACCCGCTCGCGGGAACCGATCGACCGGCGCGACCTACGTCGTCTGTCCCGCATCGCGGCCGACGACCGACGCGAGTTCTTAGCTCGGCGGCCCCGCTGGCACGCGATGGCGGGTCGCGCTCTGCGCGTCGCGCCCTGCCAAGGCGGCTCCCTCGATTCGCGTGGCCCCGTGTGATGAGGCTACCTGTCATCGGACCCGTCCATGGCGCAATCGCCGAATCGGTGATGCTGCGACCTCTGTTGTTGCCGCGGCTGGTGTCATCCCAGAATCGTGGTCAGTCGCCGGCGCCTTCCTCGTAACGGAATGAGTCGTCCCAGATCGTCCAGCTGTCCACCCAATCCAACGTTGCCCCGTCCACCTTGGCCACGTACAGGGTCAGATATTCAGGTTCCCCGCTGCTCAGGTTGTCCACATACCTCTTGGCTGTGTTCCAATCGTCCAAGAGGTGCTGCGCCTTCATGCGGGCGGCAGCCTCGGTGCGGTAGACGCCGACGAACGCATCGCCCGCGTCCCCTTGATACCCAACCATGAAACAGGACAGGAAGTCGCTGTCGTGCGGCTGTCCTACAGAATTTACTTCGCGTGCCATCACATCCTCCCGCGGAGATCATCCGCAGATAGACCCGTCAGCAGGGATCCTACGAGTTCCCCCAGATGAGCCAACGGGATCACAGTTCAGTTTAGAAGTTCATCCACAGACCTTCGGTCTCCCGACGCTTTTGGCCACCACCGGCCGCGTGGTTGGCGATGTCCCGCGTCACGCACCGCCAATCACGGTAGAGCTTCCGATAGAGCTCGGACGGGTACCCGCTCAACACCACCTTGGACCGGCACCCTCTCAGGGCGTCCGCCAGGTCAACGTGGTCGTCGTCCGTCATCTCGTGCCCGTACACCGACGTGCTCGCCCGCGTCCCGTGGACGTACGGCGGGTCGCAGTAGATCAGTGCCTCGGCGTCGTCGAACTTCCGGATCGCGTCGACCGCAGGCATGCACAGGAGCTCGACCCGCCGGAGCCGGGTGACGACCTGCGGCAACCCGTCGATCGCCGTCCACCACGCGTTGACGTCGCCTGCCATCCCGCCCCGGGCGCGGCGGGTCGTGCAGCTCCAGCTGCCGCCGCGGCCGCCGAACGACTGTCGCCACCGCACGAAGTCCCGCCGGGCCTCGTCGACCTCGCCCGCCCCGCTCGGGCGCCCGTCGGCCGCGGCGGCGTCAAACTCGGCCTGAGCGTACGGCGTGAGCCGGAGCCGGTCGGCCAGCTCCGCCCCCCGCTCGCGCAGCACGCGGAACAGCCGCACGATCCGCCCGTCCAGATCGTTGTACGCCTCGACGTCGGCCGGCTCCTTGTTCAGCAGGACCGAAGCCCCGCCGCCGAACGGCTCAAGGTAGATCCGGTGTGGAGGGAAGTGCCCGATGATCCAGTCGCACAGGTAGAACTTCCCTCCGTGCCATTTCACCGGCGGTCGTAACTTGGCCATAGCTCCTCCACTCTCGACGTCACGCTGTGCTCCGGTCGCGAACTGCGGACCGGCCGACCTTACGAAAGGAATATGCTGCGAACTCGAACGGTGTTGCGCACCCGCAAGGAAACGTGCTCCGCACGTCGTCGGCCACCAGACGAGTTTGTCCGGGAGGGCACCGCGGAGCCGCCGACCACCCCGAGGGCTACCCGGATGCTCCTCGGCCGCGCCGCGGGCTCCCGCATGCCCGTCCGTGCCGTCGGGGGCCCGTGGACCGGCCAGGCGGATCGGGCGGTGACGCCGCCCGCGCGGCCACGAGCGGGTCGATGGCCGCCGGGTCGAACAGCAGCATGCCGGAGATCGACCGCGTGGGCTGCGGCAGCTTGCCCGTCGTCAGCCACCGCCCGAGCGTCGTCCGCCCGATCCCGAGCAGCGTCGCGACCCGCTGGCCGGTGTAGAGATCCTTCGCCAGCTCCCAACGCTTCCGCGCCATCCCCTTGTGCCGACACTGGTCGTGGAACTGCGGGACGCCGGCCCAGTAGTGCTTGCGGCGGATCGGCAACGCCCGCCCGCACCCGCACGAGCAGACGTGCTTGCCCTCCTGCCCGCGCATCCACTCGGTGATCCGGTCGCCCGCCATCCGCGCGTCGCCGCGGATCTCGACCGCGAACGCGGCGTCCGTCGCGTCGGCCGGGTCGGCGCCCGGCGGCGCGAGGCGGAGCCGGATCGACAGGTGCGACGCGTCCTGCGCGTCCACAGTCAGCCCGTGGTGCTCGACCAGCGACCGCACGAACGCGCGGCCGGCGTCGGCCGTCTGGCCGACCAGGGCGTGCAGGCTCTTCAGGTACCGCGCGACCCGCTCGCGCGACATCGGCGGCCCGGCCGACTTGGCCGCCGCCGCGTCCGCCCGCTTGGTGTCGTCCCGCTCGCGCAGCTGCTTGGCCCGCTGGGTCAGCTCGACGATCCGCCGCCACGCCGCCTCCTGCTCGGCCTCCGCCCGCGCCCCGTCGTGCCGGCGGTACCACAGCTCGAGGTCCGCCTCGACCTTCCGCAGCGAGGCCACGGAATCCTCACCCCGCTCCTGCTCCCGCCGCCGGGCGTCGGCGAGCCGGCGGGCGGCCTCGTGGACGCGGTCGACCAGGTCGCCCGACGCGATCAGTTCGCCGACGCCGCCCCAGAACGCCTCGTGCACCTTGTCGGTGTTCAGCGGCGGGAACTCGCACCCGCCGACCGCGGCCGGGCCGCGGTACTTGCGCTTAGAGCAGACGTAGTACCCGTAGCTCCCGCCGGTGCGGCCGGGCCGGGCGGCCATCGCGGCCCCGCACGTGCAGCGGAGCACGCCGGTCAGCGGGTACCGGCGGCTCGCGTACGCCGCCGTCCCGCGGCCGAGGTGCTGGCACGTGTTCGCCGCCTTGATCGCTTGGGCGCGCCGCCACGTCTCCTGGTCGACGATCGGCTCGTGGCGGCCGCGGTGCAGCTCCTGGCGGCTCTTGGCCGCCCGCCGCCCGCGCTGGGTCTGGAACAGCTGCTCGTCGAAAGGGATCCACCCGGCGACCACCGGGTCGTTGACGATCCGCCGGACCTTCTCCGGGCACCAGAGCAGGCCGGAGCGGCGGCGGTGGCCGAGTTGGTTCAGCTCGTTCGAGATCCGGCGGACGCCCCAGCGGTCGTGCACGTACCGGTCGAAGACGAGCCGCACCACCTTGGCCTCGGCCTGGTCGACGTACAGGTGCCCCCGCTGGGGGTACTCGGTTTGCGCGGTGACGCTCGCCAAGTCGGTGTCGGTGCCGGCGGCGACCAGGTCGGCCCGCCGCCGCGCCTGGCTCGTGTAGCCGTACGACGGCGGGCCGCCGACGTGCCGACCGTCCTGGGCCATCGCCCGCTTGACCCGCCGGACGCGGTCGCCGACCTGATCCTTCTCCAGCTCGGCGGCCGCGGCCCGGACGCGGCCGGCGAACTTGTCGGACGGGCTGCGGAGCGCGAGCGGGCCACTCAACGTGTGCAGCTCGACGCCGTGGTCGGTGCAGAGCTGGCGGAGCTGGTCCCACAGGGCGAGCTTCCGCGTTAGCCGGTCGACGTCGCGGACGACGATCGCACCGACCCGGCCGGCGACGACGTCGTCGATGAGCCGGCGCCCGGCCTCCCGGAGCTCGAACGGGACGTCGCCACCGACCGCCTTCAGCTCCTCGTACATCGTGACCGGGCCGAGGCCGGCGCGGAGGACGTAGGCGGTGATGTTCTCCCGCTGCGCCGACGCCGACAGGCCCTTCAGGCTCTCGTCTTTTGTCAATCGGATGTAGCCGGCGGTGACGCGCCGCTCACCGGCCGCCGCGGGCGGAGCCGGGGCTGGAACGCTTCGAACTTGTCCGACGGTCGCGTTCATCCTGTTCAACCACGAGTCGTGCGAGCATCTCAACCAGCTCGTCCGCGACCGCCGCGGACGACGAGTTGAGTTTGTCGGGAGGGGAACACGCCGGTTGAGGTTCAGTAATGTTTTGCCTGCGAACATGGTCGGGCGGCGTGCCCGCGCGTCCGGAACGCTGGAACACTGGAACACCTCCGCCGATCAGGGCTTGACGTCCTCGTGGCCGAGCGAGCGTACCGGGATGAGCAGGCCCCACGCGTTCACGCCGGCCGCCCGCAGGCGATGCCGCTCCGCCCCCGGCACGCGGGCCAGGACGTAGCCGGTGTTGGCGCCCGACCAAGCCGTCCCCCGCAGCAGCTTGTGCTCCACGGCCTTCGGGTTGAAGAAGACCTTGTCGCCGACGAGCTTGATCCCGACGGCGTTCAGCTCGGCGGCGCCGCGCCGCTCGCGCAGCAGGTCGCCGACCGGGACGTCACCGCCCCCTCCGTTCTCCCCGTACCTCACGGTCGCCGAGAGGATCGCCTGCAACAGCTCCTGCTCGTCGGGCTCCCCCTGCTGCTCCAGCACGGTCTGCCGCTCGGACAGGACCTGGCCCAGCCACGCCCGCGCGTCCGCCTCCGACAGGCCGCACATGACCCCACGGACGGTCGCGGGCAACGCCAATAGCTCGAGCAATCGGCCGTACCGCTGGAACTCGGGGTCGACGCTGAGCACCGCCACGCGCCGACGCACCTCCGCGGCCGATACGAGGGCGGCCGCCAAGAGCTCAAGACCGAGTCCGGCCAGGTCGTCGGCCGGCGGCATCGGGGCCGCCTCCCGTCCCGTGAGCTCGAAGACGACGAACCGGTTCCGGTCCACCGCGTCCCGGAGGCCGACGCTGACCGCGGCCATCCAGAACATGTGGTGGACGTAGAACCGCAGCGGCCGCCCGCTCGGCGTCCCCTTGCTGATCGGCGCGGCGCCGCGCCGGGTGGCGGAACGGGCCAGCTTGATCAGGCCGCGGCGGCCGTGCCAGTTCTCGCACTCGTCGATCAGGCACGGGACGGAGGTCGCGCCGATCTGCTGGCGCACGGCGGCCTCGCTCGTCTCGTTCTCGAACCGCCGGGCGAACGGCCAGAGCCGGTTCAGCAGGGTGACCAGGGCCGTCTTGCCCGTGTTCGTCGCGCCGGTCAGCCACGCGTGCGGCCGGACGTCCCAGGTCTGCTGCAGCGGCGTGGCGACCGCGAGCGCCGCCAGCAGCTCGCGGTCGTGCCCGTGGCTGAACTTCCACGGCGCCAACGTGTCGAGCAACTGGCACCATAACAACTGCAGGTGATCGGCCGTACACGCTTTGGAGGCCTCAACGAGCCTTCCGACGTCGATGAACGGCGCGGGCCCCGTCAGCTCGAGGAGCTTCCCGTTCACCAGCGGGATCTCGATCGGCGAGCTAGCTAATCCGGGCGCAGCAGGGTCGGGCCCGATCCGGTACGCGCGGTTACCCACATTCAGGATGAACGTCGCATCGCCGTCGAGCCGCCAGACGCCCGCGCCCAGGACGTCGTCCGCGCCGAACACGCGCTTGCGTGACTCGGCGGCGATCGCGTTACGGTAGATCGCCGCGTCGACTTCCAGGTCCACCGCCGCCGGCCCCGCCATCTGGATGAGCGTCGCATGATCCAGCTCGCGGAGCTTCCCGACCCGCCACAGCCGCTTGGTGTCCCGGGACCAGATCAGCGTGTCGCCCCGGTCGTCGAGTCCGAGCACCTCGATCGAACCGGGGACGATGCTCCTGCTGCCCGCCTCCCCTTCCTCTCGGGCGGCTCCGTCTTTTGCGACTTCGGCCGCCGCGGCACTCCAGGTGCGGTCGAAGTAGTCGTCGCGAGGGTCACCGAACTTGCTCTTCCCCGACAGCCAGCCGCGGGCGCGCTCGCGGTCGACGCCCGCACGGATCAGGTCACAGCACGCCCGGAAGTCCGCCCTGCTGCGATCGCCACCCGGCGCATCGAGCCCTGCCAGGACGCGGAGCACGTCGGGGGGCGGCGGATCTCCCGCGGGCACGGCCCCCGCAGCCGGTCCCGGCCCGTCGCCCGCCTCGGGGAACGCTTCAATGCCGTGGCGTCGGGTCGCATCCGCTGAGACGAGCACACAGGGGGCCGGCGGGGCGCCGTTTCGGGCGTCCTTCACGTTGTCGAACTCGGGCAGGCGAAGGAGCCGAGCGACGTCGTTCGTGTGGTCTCCGCCGACGGCGCGCCGGACGGCCTCCAGGATCCGCGTGGCCTTCTGCCGGTTACCCGCCTCGTCCAGTAGTAGCGGTGCCTCAAGGCGCCAGTAGAGGTGTGTGCCGTGCCCGCTGTTCACGACCGCCGAGGGGGCCGGGAGGCCAGCCTGCTCCGCCCGAGCGAGCGCGGTTTGAGGCGGGCAGCCGTCGACGTCCGCCCACAGCACTCGGAGCAGCGACACATCCTTCGAGGTTCCACCCCCATGTGCTCGTCGGGGACACACCCCGAAGAAGACGTTCACCCAATGGGGTGCGGAGTTGATCTGGAGAAGGTCAGGGATCAGGTCTGACAACCGGTCGCACCTCGACCAGTGTCGACATGCTGCGCGGGTGCGATTGGCACCCCCGGAACGCCACGTTTCGATCCCGCGGACCTCGACGAGGTCCTCCGGCTCGAACAGCGTGTTTAGGAATCGGGCCAGACCCGAGCGAACAGCCTCATTCATAGTGGTCTCCTTTCACGACGGTTCGTGCGGAAACCTAAGCTGTCTTGGGACTGGGAATCGGGAAGAGAATCGTGAATTCCGTTACGCCGCGCCCCCTCCGCGAGGATGGCGCGTCGTGCGCACCGCTGTTAGCGGCGCGCACCGCTCGATCAGCGCAAGGAGCTCGCGGTCGGCGCGAACCACATACACGGCCTGACTTTTTAGCTTTCCCACCCGCAGCTGAGATCTGCGCCCGGCTGGCGCCTTTGGTAGGAAGTGATCCGCGGCAAAACCGAGCTGACGACGGATTTCTTGAAGCCTCTTTCTGTACGTGGCCGGGTCGAGCGGGTCGTCCGCGTAGAGCGTAGCGTCCGTGGGGGGCAGCGGGCGCCGCGCGCTTAGCATCAGGGCGAGTAGCGTATCGACCCACGCCGCCAAGTGATGCTTGGGACCACCGCTGTAGAGGCCCGCCATGGGACGAACGTTTGACTCGCCACCCGACGGCGACATGAAAATCTGTCGCCTCACCACGTCGACGAGGAGCAGGGGCCGGTTGCAGGCCCAGCTAATGAGGTCCTCTCGCGTTACCTGCTGAAACCGCGTGACGTCGCCTACGAACGCGTCGAACGGCTGCTCACTCGCGCACTTGAGCCCGTTGAAGTCCGCCCCGCCGGCGACGGGAAAACCACGATTGAACGCCTCCTCGTACACCGCCGACCAGTTGACAGAAGCCGCGCCATTGAACGCCCGTGTGGTCTCCAGAATTGGCACGTGCCGCCCGTAGCTGCCCGGGACCTCCTCCAGCTGTGCCAAGAACACCAGTCGGTTGAGCCTCGAAAGGTCCAAATAACTGTCAGCGGGGCGCAACGCCAGCCCGGTGGACCGGCACATCAAATGCAAGAACCGCAGGTCAGCCTGCAAAGGAGTGTTTGCCGCGGGAAGCGCCAATGGCCCGGTTGGCACATTGACATGTAGAAGGCCTACGCAATCAGGCCGTGGTGCAAGACTGGTGAAGACGAGGATCTGCAGCGTGGCGTCTCGACAGCCCAGCCTCCCCGGGTAGACGCTGTCCGCGCGGCGGGCGCCTAGTACGCAACAAATCAGTTCCCGCCCGACCGGTACCGGTATGGGTTTCTCGGTCATGTCCTCTGCCTCGCCGTCGTTCTGCCGGGACGCCGTCCGAATCCGACTTATCTCGGCCCCGGGTGTTCCAGCGTTCCAGCGTTCCGGATTCGGGCTAACGCCGAGTTTAACCTGACCGCATGGTTACGCAGCGTCCGGACCGTCACCGGGACGTTCACCCGCTACTTGACAAGGGCAGGCCGTACCACCGTGTGCTCGTTAAGGCTGCCGCCACCGCAGAGGCTGATAGTTCCGGTGCAACGACGACCGAGATAGCCACGATGGCGTTCTACGTTCAGCGTCTCACACTGGGAATTCGCGGTCCCAGCAGCCATTCGGTTATCAATTCGACCGGGCCTTCGCGACTCCACCGGCCGCCACTCGTGACTCAATTGTGGCCGCGGTTGTCCCGCCTCAACCCTGACTTTCTAGTCTTCCCCGAGTTGGGCGTGAACACTCGGTAGTCGGGGTCAAACAGCGACTCCCAGTTGACCTCCTTCGTTCCGATGGTTGGGCGCGCGCCGGCGCGGTTGCCGAGCAACTCCGGCAGCCAGTCGCCGACAAACGAGTTCCAATGGACCGCTTTGTGCAGACCCGCCTATTGCTGATCCCTTGCGTACCAGACGTTGAGGAACAGGGCCGGTGCAGCCAAACGCTCGGGGTGGTGCCTGTCGCCCCAGGACCACCGGGACAAGTTCAACGGCGGGTTCGCGTTCAGCGTTTTCCACCCCGGCACCAGCGTTCTGACACTGCCGTTCTCGGTCTCCAAGCTGATCGGCAACGATTAATTCTTGTTGCAACATGAGTTAGGACGAAGTTTGATTCATACTGGATGACTGGTAGCATGACACAATCGCTAGCGGTGGGTTCACCTCCAACCGCCGCGGCTTGGACTGCCCATGACGAAAGCTGTTTATCTCCCCGCTATAGAAGAGGTACGAGGGCGCGTGCTTGGCAGCCCGATTCAGCAGTACCGTTGGGTCGCCGGATCCGTGGACGGATCCATTCAAGCTTACAACAGGGGGGTAGTGAACGGGCATGCGTTCACCCCTGTCGCTGGTTGTACCCACGCGTGCGGGGAGTTCTTGATTCTGGGTAAGCCGTCCAGCTCGCGCGCTCTCCCCAAGCTGGTTCTGCTCGCCCCGAACGGCCCACCGGCCGATGCCGCCGGAGCCCGGGCGTGTCGGTGGCTGCAACCACACCCGGCCGGACTGCCTGACGTCGTGCAGTGCGAGGCAGCGGCCGACGCGGTCAGGAAATCGTGGACAGGACAGTTCCAATTTAAGGCGGAACGTCGCGAAGGCGATCGACTCATCGAAGAAGGACTGCGCCCACCGCAGATCGGCGCGTTGCACAACGTGCTCGGGCACTGGACGGTCTCGAACGATCCAGCCACGATCGTGATGCCGACCGGAACCGGCAAGACGGAGACGATGTTGGCCCTGCTCGTCGCGGAGCGGCTCGAACGCGTGCTCGTCATCGTCCCCACCAACGCGCTGCGCGAGCAGATCACGGGAAAGTTCCTGACGCTCGGCGTGCTCAAGGCGGCGGGAGTCATCGCCGCCGGCGCGCGGCTGCCGATCGTCGGCACATTGTTGCAACGCCCGAAGACTGTCGCCGAGGCGGGCGAGTTCTTCCGGCGGTGCAACGTCGTGATCACGACCGCCGCCATCGTCGGCAACTGCTCGGACGCGGTACGGCGCAAGGTCGCCGAGTATTGCAGCCATCTGATCGTTGACGAGGCGCATCACGTCACGGCACCCACATGGGAGTGCATCCGAGCCGCATTCAAAGGGAAGCCGGTCCTGCAATTCACTGCCACGCCGTACCGCGGGGACGGGAAGCTGGTCGACGGCAAGGTGGTCTACAACTACCCCCTGCGGAAGGCCCAGGCGGAGCGGTATTTCCAGCCGATCCGATTCAAGGCCATCCAGGAGTACAACGACGACAAGAGCGACGAGAAAATCGCGGGTGCGGCCATCGCGCAGCTGAACGCCGATCTTGCTGCCGGCCGGGACCACCTGATGATGGCGCGGTGTTCGACCATTCAGCGGGCGGAGGAACTTTACGCCCTGTACACAAAGCTCGCCGCCGCCCACAAGCCGGTGCTGGCTCACAGCCAACTCGCGACATCGACAAATCGCGAGGCGGTGCGACAACTCCGCGAGCGGGAGAGCCGCATCGTCGTCTGCGTCGATATGTTCGGGGAGCCGCGCAGTGCGATTTACGATGCACGTGGGGGCGGATACCCTCGTGCTGCTTAGAGCCTCTAACACAACCGGCAAAACGTGGGTTCGCGCCGCGGCCGGCCCGGCGGACGATGCGGCGAGCCAGTCACGGAGGACGCCATGGCCAAGCCGCTCGTCCCGGACGAACTTTGGGCGATCGTCGAACCGCTGCTCCCGCCGCACGCCCCGCGGCCCAAGGGCGGCCGCCCGCCGGTCGAGGACCGCGCGTGCCTGGCCGGCGTCCTGTTCGTGCTCAAGACGGGCATCGGGTGGGAGGACCTGCCGGCCGAGATGGGGTGCGGGTCGGGCATGACGTGCTGGCGCCGCCTGCGCGACTGGCACGCGGCCGGCGTGTTCGACCGGCTGCACGCGGCCCTGCTGGCCGAACTGCGCGCGGCCGGGTGCGTCGACTGGGAGCACACGGTCGTCGACAGCGCGAGCGTCCGCGCGGTTTTTGGGGGGGCCTCACCGGACCCAACCCGACCGACCGGGTCAAGGCCGGCACGAAGCACCACGTCGCGACCGACGCCGGCGGCGTCCCGGTGGCGGCCGTCGTCACCGCGGCGAACCGGAACGACGTGACGCAGTTGATCCCGCTGGTCGACGCGATCCCGCCGATCCGCGGGGCGGTCGGCGCGCCGCTGACCAAGCCGAAGGAGGTGATCGCCGACCGCGGGTACGACAGCGACCCGCTCCGGATGACGCTGTCGGGGCGTGGCATCCGCCCGACGGCCGCGCGGCGGAACACGGGCCATGGGAGCGGGCTGGGCGTGCTGCGGTGGGTGGTCGAGCGGACCCTGAGCTGGCTGCACCAGGCCCGGCGGCTCCGCGTCCGGTACGACCGGACGGCCGCGATCCACGAGGCGTTCGTGAAACTCCGGTGCGGGGTGATCTGCTTCAGCCTGCCACAGTCGGAGGCGTTTTGTTAGACGCTCTTAGGGCACGCGGGCGACCGACCATTTGAAAGTCGTTCACCACGCGTCCCTTTACGGGCTCATAAAATTACGCCCAACCGCCTGTTCTGATCTGCTGGATCCTTTGCGGGGCTGACGCCTCCGCCGTAACCTTTGCAGATAGGACAGGAGCCGATGGCATCGATGCAAGCCCGTCTGAAGCAACATTTTACGGACGCCAAGCAGATCAATCAGATGATGTGCCACCTGCTTGGCCCCGTCGATGGCTGTACAGTGCTAGAACCTTGCGTCGGACATGGGGCCTTCTTAAAGGGCCTCAACGGACGTCCGAAGCTGGTGGACGTAATCGACGTGGATGATGCAGCCCTTGAAGTGGTCCGTTCGCAGTTTGAGCACCTGCCACTCAGAACTTTCCATGCTGATTTCGTAGATCTCTTCGTCAATAGCCTGCCGAACAGCCGTCACCCAATCAATCAAACGGCCTACGACCGAACGATTTGTAACCCACCGTATGGTTTATTTTTCGACCTTTCGTATCGAAAAGAGATCAAGCGGGCGTTTCCTAACGTCTATGCACGCGAGTCCTACGGCCTCTTCTTCAGTTTCGCACTTTCGAGATTACGGCCGGGCGGTACGTATGTTTTTCTGCTACCTGACACTTTTTTGTCCAGCCGGAATCACCGGCCACTGCGCGCGTTTGCCTGCACTGACGCCGCACCTACTCACGTAATCAGGTTTCCATCGAAGTTGTTTGAGACCGTTAACTTCGGTTACGGCAACTTGTGCATCATCGCAGGGGAGCGGAGAGAACTTCGTAGCACCGATCAAGTGCAATGGCTTGACCTCTTCGGAAATGACGCAGACTTGTCGTTAAGTCGGCTAGAGGATGCACGGTACGTACCGGGGTCGGTTTTACTGGCGGGCGTTCAAGACGGCTGGTCGTCCAGCACGTTATCAGCAGCAGATACGGCTTCGCAGACCTTGGCGGAAGTGGCCGACTGCAAGACGGGGATCTATTCGGGAGACAATGAACGATTTCTAGGCTTCGACGTGACGCGGGCCGCAAGGCAGCTTAATGGCCACAAGATCGATTGGGACCGTCAGGTATACGTCGAGCCGTTGAGCGACGATCAAAGGCGAAATGGACTTGAAGGCCAGCGATGCTACGTGCCCCTCATTCGTGGCGGTCACCGTCTCCCCTTTGAGTTCACTGCTTGGGCGATTGATTGGTCGCTGGAAGCGGTTAAGCACTACCGAGAGGATAAGAAGGCCCGACTTCAAAATGCTCGATTCTACTTTAAGTCGGGCTTGTCTGTCCCGATGGTGACGACCAAGCGTATCTCGGCAGCGTTGCTTGAAAGTGCTGTTTTCGATCAGGGCGTGGTCGGGGTCTTCCCCCACCGTGCATCGCAACGAGCGGCTCTCCTCCTGTACCTGAACTCCGCGATAGCTTCGCAGAAGATGAAAGCGCTCGTGAACGGGAGTGCGAATAACTCCGCCAATTACCTGAAGCGGCTTCCGGTTCCCCGGTTTAGCGAAGCTGATGAGCTGCGTGCAATTGCGATTGTTGACGCTGCCCAGCACTCGGGGCAGCTCCTCCAGGAGACGTGCGACGCTTTTATTCGTGGTTTACCAACGTAGGTAGCCCCGAAGGTTGTTAGCCCCGAGGAAGGCAACGAAGTCCGGCGAAAGGTCGGCGTCCCAATCGATTACATCACGCCGGACTGCCTGCATGTCGGCACCGGTCAGTTGCGAGATTTGTGCGTAGGCGTTGTCGCCGGTGTGTACATCCCACAAACCTGACCTCTTCAGCACCTTCAAGTAGTTATTGTTCTCGTCCTGACGAACAAGCAGCATCAGCCGCGTGTCTGGATTCCATATTTTGTATGCCCGGCCAACCGTAAGGAGCCGGACCATATTGCCCTTTTCGTTAGACCCAAATCCGCTTTTGAAGTCGATCACATGCGGTACGTCGTCCACCGAGAACACTTCATCTTCGGACATGTTGATGTCGCCCACGATCTCGAACAGAGTGGCTACGTCCTTCAACACGTCGTCCCGTTTTTCATGACCGTCGAGGTTGTCAGTGATCCGTCCAAGCAGTTCCCCACGTACGGTATCAAATGAGGGCATTGCGATACGTTTTACTCCGGGGCGGCTGGGGAGGTCCCAGGCGGAGTTGCAGAATGCCTGCCAAAGTTCTCCTACTCGTCGAGAGAAGGCCATGTACTCGTATGGCCAGACGCTGTGGCGGTATTCGAGGCTTGCCACCGAGCAGCAGTATTGAAGCGTTAGTGCGGCATCCGGTCGCTCAGCAACCGGAAGTGCGGCGATGCGATGGACAAATCCTTGGCGAGCGGCGCTAATGGCTGCGTTCACCAACTTCGCCTTGTCCTCCCGCTCACCGCCACCATTAGCGATTCGTGCCACTTGCGGCTGGACCTGCTGGTGTATTCTCTCAAGAATTTCGACCTTGGCGACGGGCATCCCCGCACCTCCTGGCGAACAGCCGCTCACAAGCGGCAGGTTCGCAGAAAGTCTATGGGGTACGGGTCGGATGTAAAGAACGGGCGCGCGGCTAGGGCGACGAACTCGTTAGAACGCTGGGCTCCTCTCTGTCCCCCGGCACGGGAAGTACCGTGGACGCAACGCTTAGCCTGTAGTGTGTGCTTATGCTGGACGTGTCGTTGAGACGGTTGATGACTACGTCCATGGTTTGGGGGAAATCGATGTTGGCCGCCCGTGTTCCCGGCATCCTCCCCCCGCTCTCCCGCGCCGAGTCTCTCGAGACCACACGGATCTACTCCGCGCTCGGCCTGCTGCCGGACGGCGTTGCCTTGATGGATCGCCGCCCGGTCCGCACCCCCCACCATTCCGCGACGGCCCAGTCCCTCGTCGGCGGCGGCACGATCCCCAAGCCCGGCGAGGTCTCGCTCGCCCACCACGGCGTCCTGTTCCTCGACGAGCTTCCCGAGTTCTCACGGTACGTCCTCGAGATGCTCCGCCAGCCGCTCGAGTCGGGCGAGGTGACCGTCGCCCGCGTCCACTCCTCGATCAAGTTCCCCGCCAAGTTCATGCTCGTCGCCGCCATGAACCCGACCGCCTCCGGCCACAACGCCAGCGACCCGAGCAAACGCAACAAGTACCTCGAAAAGCTCTCCGGCCCCCTGCTCGACCGGATCGACCTCCACGTCGAGGTGCCCGCCGTCCCCTACTCCGAGCTGACCCAGTGTCACCCGAAGTGTGACTCGGCTGCGCATCGACGTGCGGCTTGAGTTCCCCCGCATTTCCCACCGTCCCCGCATCGACCCCAACATCAAGAAGGCCAACGACAAGGCCCGCAACAGGCGCTGGCAGATCGCCAACAAGGCGAAGCTCGCCCTCTGGGCACGGCTCAACCGTGCCAAGAAGCGGGCGGCGACGTGTGAGCACTGCGCCCCGCCCTCCCCGCAGCATCAGGCCGCAGCCTACGCCCGGTGGGGCAAGCCCACTGCCCAGACCAAGTAACCCCGCTCCGAGGCCACACGCCACCTTGGCGTGTGGAACCGTTTTGACAAGGAGGCCATGACCATGCCCGACCGCGACACTCCCGCAACCGAACTAGCCGCCCTTGCAGATGGGTTGATCGACCAGACCGCCAGCGAGATCGGCAGCGACGACCCCGAGGCCGTGGCCGACCAGTTGAAGGCCGACCTCGACCAGTTCCCCGAGCACGCCGTGACGATTCGGGCGGCGCTTGAACGTCTCAAGGTCAAAAGCGTGTCGGCCTAAGTCGTCATCGCGGGCATAGTCGATGAGACCTACATGCCCGCGACGTGCGGGCAAAACGGCAGTCTGCAAAACCGCCGAGCCGAGCAACCAACTATGAGCCGACAGACCTGAACGGACTGCCGACATAATCTTCATCGCGCTCATGGCGATGGTTGCTCCGACTCGGAAGGGCTTGCAGACCCCTTCCGAGTCTCTTTTTTTGGAGCACACACATGCAACAGCATGAACCGACCGAGACCGAATACTTGGACGCGATCCTCGCCGTCGAGAAGATCGGCGAGATCATCGCGGAGTTCTCCCGCACCACGTCGCAGTGGACCGACTTCCGCGACAACCTCTTCGACCGGCTCGCCGAGATCGTGGCCGAGCACCGCACGGGGTGCGACACGTTCAACCGGATCGACCGCATCATCACCGCCATCACCACCGGCGATATGGAGGGCAAGTAAGTGGCCCCCATCGACCCCGAAACACAGAAGGCCGAGGACTGCTTCCTCCAACTCGTGACTACCGACCGCGAGGCGTGCGCCCGGTGGGTCGAGACGAACGACCCGCCCGTCGAGAACTTCCACGAGAAGCACCGCAGGCTGGCGGGGAACGTCTACGAACGCTGGGAGAAGCATCAAGCCCTGTACACCCGCGAGGCCGCGAACGAGGACGCCGAGGCCCTGCCGAGGCGGGAGCGGATCGGCTACCTGTCCGCGTTCTCCGGGACCAAGTTCGTTGACACCCGCGTCAAGAAAGACAACCAGCCGACCTACGCCGCCGCCGTCAACGAGGCGGCGAGGAAGCGGGCGACCCTCGCCGCCGTCGAACTGATCCGGGAGGGGAAGGCCGTCGAGGCAGCCGAGGCCATCCTCTCGGCCGCACGCCCCGAGCCACCCAAACCGCAGGAGCGCCCGCCCCTGTCGTTCGACCTGTCCCGACTCCCCGCGAAGCTCGTGAAGGGGTTTGCGGGGTTGACCCGGTTGAACCCCCTGTTGTCCGCAAGCGGGCAGATCATGGTTCCGTTCGCCGTCGCGGGCACGATCATCGGGAAGCGAATGGAACTCGACAACTTGTGCAACCTGTACTACCCGAACATCTGGACAGTGGTCATTGCCCCAACCAACAGCAACAAGACGGGAACCCGCAACCTAGTTCTGCGGTCACTCCCGGACCACTTGAAGTTGCCCGACTCCCCGACGTGCGAAGCCCTGATTGACCGGATCGGCGGCACGTTCAAGAAGGAATCGGGTGAAGAGCTTACCCTCGCCCTTGCCGCAGCCGCGACGGCCAGCAGGGCGAACCTCAACGGCGGGTGCATCGTGGCCGACGAGGTGACGGGGACGCTCCGCAAGCTGATCGGCGAGCCGATGGGGAACGGCAAGGGGGAGCAGAACTTGGAGACCGTGTTGAAGCTCGCCACCTCGGGCGAGTCTATCGAGCAGCCCCGGACCACGGCGGGCCACCGTGCCGCCTACGACTGTTGCGTGAGCCTGATCGGGTTCACCCAGAACGACACGTGGCAGGCGTGCTACGGGGACGACAAGTACCGTTCGGTGGGGTTGATCGGCCGCATCATCACCTGTTGCGACGGGTTGCAGTTCACCAACATGCCCGAGGCCGACAGGGACGACTGGACCGCGTTCGTAGCCGCCGTGTCCAACATGGGCGACCCGTTCGACGAGGCGGACCACCGCGACCACAGGAACCGTGCCGTCATCACGGCCGAGAACGACAGCATCGGCCCCGTCATGCGGGAGATCAAGAAAACGCCCGCGTGGGAGGCGTTGCGCTACGCCGTGGGCGACTACTCGGACAGCCTCTATGGGAAGGTCATCGCTCAGGGGGCCAAGCTCGCGATGGTGTGCGCGTGGATCGAGCGGACAGGCCCCGCCAAGTGGCTCGCGGCCTGTTGCGAGCTTGTGGCCTGCTGCTGGGCCAACTACTTCACGAGGACGGCGGGCAGCACGGCCAAGCTGGGGGCGAGGGACTACGCCGCCCTCGTCTACATCAGGGAGAACCCCGGTTGCACGCCCAACCAGTTGCGAAGGAAGCTCAGCCTGCGGGACATGCGGGAGGTGTGGCTCATCGTCGGCACGTTGGAGGAAGAAAACCTCATCGAAGTCAGGGAGGGCAAGCGTAAGGACAGCCCCGCCCTCTTCGCCAAGAGAGTGGCGTAGACCGGGCGCACAACTGGTGGACAGGCAGACAGAGAGGCCCATCACGGGGGTTTCAACAGGCAGGACTCTGCCGGTTGAGACCCCCGTTTTGCTAGTTGCTACGCCAGTCGATTTTGACCCCAGATATGCTGTATTTCATAGGGATATTAGTAGTAGTAGAGGAGTAGTAGTATTAACAGGTGTAAGAGGTGTATCCCTTCCTGCTACCCTCTGAAAGCTGACTTCCCTTTCTAGGCCCCCACCTGTTCTCCCTGTTCCACTTGTTGACCGTTAATTGCGTGTCCGAGGCATCCCAGAGACGGGGGCGCGTCGATGAACTAGACATGACCCAACACGAACGAGACCTCACCTACTTGACCCGACACGGGGCCACCGTTCCCCCTCGCCCGCAGAAGCCCGCTAGTCGCTCACAGTGGGCCGTCTGGCGCTCCGAGGTGTCCAGAGCCGCTGACGAGCTTTGCGAGGCTCTTATCGAACGGGAAGAGCGGGAAGAGGCCGCGTGGTTGGAACTGCTGAAGAACTCGGAACCCGTCCACCGCAAGTGGGTTCGCAACCGACGCACAACGGTAGGAACCGGTCGATAGGTGATAACGTGAGCAGCGACTACATCAAGAAAGTTCCCGACCGCAACGTCTACCAGCCCGACGCCAACGACCCGAGCTTGACCCGCCTCGTCATCACCCGGAACGACGGCAGCCAGTACACGGTGATGCTCGACACGGGCGACGTGGCGAAGGTCCGCCGCCACGTCTGGCGCGTGCAACCGTACTTCCACGGCCAGTACGTCTACCCTTGCACGGGCACGGCGGGGGCGATGTTTTCGGTGGGCCAGTACCTGCTAGGACTAGGACCGGCAGACCCCGACAACCGTTGCGCCGCGTACCGCGACCGCGACGGCATGAACTGCCGCCGGTCCAACCTGTTGATCGCTTCACGTAGCGAGATCAAGCGCAAGGCGAAGCTCCCCCCGAACACCAGCAGCGGCGAGCCGAACATCTTCCGGTTCCCGAACGGCAAGCGGTTCAGGGTGAACATCCAGCACCGGGGGCACCTCTACGTGTCCACCCACACCAGCCTTGGCGAAGCCGTCGCAGCCCGTGACGCCATGAAGGCCAAGCTCTTCCCCGACGCCGCCTAGGAATTGAAACTCGGATGGTCGATAGAGAGAACGTCGCCACTCGCCGTGGCAGGTCTTCCCACGGTGGCGATGTTGTGCTCAGCGCCCGCCCTCGCGCCCTAACGCGAGGGCGGGTTCGTTTCGATGGGCAGTCAGACCACCGGGGGAGGGTTCCTAGGAAAAGGGCCGGGAACGGAAGACCGAACGACGCCTGTTCGCCGTTTTTGAGCCACTTTTGAAGGAACCCGGTATCCCCCGCTTGAACCACTAGGCATGCGAGTCGCGGTTCAGACCACCACGCTCCCGAGGGAGCAAATCTACTGGCTTGAAGAGTGGGTCAAGTACCACCTGTGGCTCGGGTTCGACCACGTGTTCATCTACGACAACACGGGCAGCGTGGCCTACGAGTACAGCGCGTTGTTCGGGCAGCCGACCGTCACCACGGACGGCCGCAACTACAAGGGCCACGAGATCAGGGCAATGACCGGCCACCTCACCGATGCCGACGTGGCCGACATCGTGAAGCAGATCGGGGAGAAGTACGCCGGGCGGGTGACCATCACGCCGTGGTTGCCGCTTAACGCGGAGGGGAAGCCCTTCTACGGCCAGACGGCCGCGATGGAACACTTCCTCGTGAACCACGGGCCGCACTACGACTGGGTGTTGTTCGTGGACCTCGACGAGTACCTCGTGAACCCGGACTGGCGGACGTGGTTGGAGCACTTCGAAGCCCACGGCCGCAACGAGGTTCTCGTCGGGGCGAAGTTGTTCCGGGAGCGCATCACCGGGGCGGTCCCCACGATCCCCACCCAGAGCATCACCCAGAGCTACCCCGACCACTGGGACCGGCAGCCCAAGCGGTTCGCGAAGTGCGCCGACGTGATCCAGCCGGGAGTTCACTACGGGGGCAAGTGGAGGCAGTACCACCCCGCCCACGACACGTGCCTTTACCTCCACCACTACCGAGTGGAGCGGCGGCAGGAAATCACCCGCATGGAGCATGACGACACGCTCGCGAAGATCATCCCCGAACTGCGGCTTGACGGTTGCGTGCCGGTGCCGAGGAAGGCCACGGCGTGAGTGACCCGCTTGCGAACCTGAAGGCGTTCGACCCCGCCAGCTTGCCCGACGTGTCGCTCTACACCGCCGACATGCCCACCCACGACGAGTGGGCAGCGGAGGTGCCGCAGCCGTTCGACGACGTGCCCGACTTCGACCCCGAGGCCGACCCCGAGGTGAACGTCAACCGGCAGTTGTCGGGCGACAAGACCTACACCCGGTTGCCGGTGCGCCGCCTGTTCATCGACTACCGCGAGAACCCGGAAGCCTACAGGCACATCGCGCACCTGCCCGCCGAAGGGGAGGACGTGGAGATGCTCATCTCCGGCAGGTACGCCATGTGGGAACTTGTGCCCTCGCTCATCGTGAAGACGGGCCAGAACATCGACACGTTGACCATCGCCACGTTGAGCTACAGCAAGCAGAACGCGGCCGAGCTTCTGGGGCTACTGGATGACGGGCGGATCGGGCGGTGTGGGTTGCTCGTGAGCTACTTTTTTAAGGCCCAGAACCGCCCGCTTTACGACAGCCTCGTGCCGGGGTTGCGGGAACGCGGGTGCAAGGTGTTGGCCATGCGGACGCACGCGAAGGTGTTCCTCGTGAAGATGGTTGACGGCACGTGCTACGTGATCCGGGGCAGCCCGAACATGCGCTCATCGAAGAACTTCGAGCAGTTGACCATGAGCCGTGACGCGGGGCTTTACGAGTTCTACGCCAAGTGGATCGAAGGAGAGCTACTGCACGGCGTGGAACTAGGTAAGGATGCCGACGAAGAAACAGACAGAGACAAAGCGACCGACACCGCCCCCTGAGATCGAGGGTGAGGCCCTACTCGAATGGGACCGGTGTTGCGAAGAGCTTGAACAACTGGGGCGACTGAACACGGTGGACCGGGGGATTCTCACGGTTCACTGTCAAATCTACGCAGCAAATCAGGCCGCATTTAAGCACGTGGCGCAGTGGGGGCCGGTGTTGAAGGCCGCGAACGGCGTGGTGGGACAGGGGCCGTTCTGGAAGACCATGAAGGACGCCACCGCCCTGTTGCAGAAGAGCTACGCCGAACTCGGACTCACCCCGAAAGCTCGTGGGTTCGACGCCAACCAAAGGGATGACGAGGGCGACGACCTCGACTTTTAGAAGTGGCAGAGACACCCGACGAGAAACACAAGGCCGCACGCAACGCCTACTACGACCAGCACGCCCGAGACCCGGACGCGAAGCGCTTCTACAACAGCGCGGCATGGAAGCGGGCACGGAAGGCGAAGCTCGCCCAGTACCCCGTGTGCCAGCGATGCGAGAAGGTGTTCGCCGAGCACGTTCACCACGTCATCCCCCTGAAGGATTGCACCGACGCCCAAAAGCTCGACCCCGGCAACCTGTTCAGCACGTGCGCCCCATGCCACAACATCATGGAGGCCCAGACGCAGAGCGCCGCCGCCCTCACGGTGTCGGGCACGCTCGTGGTGGCCGAGGACGAGAACTACTTCTACGACGCCGAGGCAGCCGAGAAGCCCGTCCGGTTCATCGAAACCTACTGCCGCCACTACGAGGGCCTGTTCGCCGGGCAGCCGTTCACCCTGTTGGACTGGCAGAAGAGCATCATCCGCACCCTGTTCGGGTGGAAACACCGGGGGACGGGACTACGCCGGTTCAGGGAGTTGTGGCTTTTGACGGCCAAGGGTGCGGGCAAGACGCCCATGCTCGCCGCCATCGCCCTCTTCATGCTGCTAGGAGACGGGGAAGCGGGCGCTCACGTCGTCAGCATGGCCAGCAGCTTCGAGCAGGCCAATCTGACGTTCGACGCGGGCAAAAAGTACATCGCGCAGAACCCCAAGTTGTCCAAGGCCTGTGAGTCGCAGCAGTTCGTCATCAAGGGGCCGAAGTTCGGCAAGTGGACGACGATCTCCGGGAAACCGAACGGCAGATCGGGGCCGCGCCCCTCGTGCATCATCGCGGACGAGGTTCACGAGTGGCCCACGGGCACCGACAAGGCCTACGACCTGTTGACGGCCAACTTGTTCAAGCGGTCGCAGCCCCTGTTGCTCGTGGCCACGAACGCCGGGGCCGACCGCACCGGGTTCGCGTGGCAGTTGCACGAGCGGGCCATGAACGTGTTGTCCGGGAAGGTGACGGACGACACGTTGTTGCCGGTCATCTACGAGGCCGACAAGTCGCTCGACTGGCGCAGCGAGGAAGCCGCCAAGGCCGCTAACCCGTCACTGGGCGGGTTCGTCAGGTTCGAGCAGTTGCAGCCGGAGCAGTTGAAGGGCGAGGCCCGCTACCGCCGCCTGTACCTGTCGCAGTGGGTGACGGGTTCCGACAAGGCGTTCGACATGGAGTTGTGGGACTCGTGCGCCGCAGACCTCGACCACGGGAAGTTGAAGGCCCTCCCCCTCTACGTCGGCATCGACGCCAGCGCCGGTGACGACCTGTTCGCCGTCACCCACGTCTGGGTGACCCCGGAGCGTCACTACGTGGATGCCCACTTCTTTCTCCCCAAGGTGACGGCCCAAAAGTACGAGGACAGCCACCGCATCCCGTTCACCCGGTGGGCGGAACAGGGGCACATCACCCTGTTGGACGAGCCGACCATCAACCACGCCGTTCGCCAGCGAATTGCGGCCGAGATCATCGCCACGAGCAAGGTGAACCCGGTTTTGAAGCTCGGCTATGACCGGGCATGGAAGGCCGACGAGGTGGTGGCCACGGTCGCGGCAGCGGGCATCGAGTGCGAACCCATCGGGCAGGGCTGGGGCGTGTGGGAAGGCAGCCGCGAGCTAGACAACCGGTTGAAGGAGAAGGCCGTCACCGTGAGCCGGAACCCCGTGCTGCGCTGGTGCGCCGAGAACACGGAGTGGGAGCACGGTAAGCACGGGGGGTTCTGGCCGGTCAAGCCCAACGCAAAAGGCAGTTATGCGGGAAGGAGATCGGCCAAGATCGACGGAATTAGCGCACTGGTGACCTGTCTGACGGAAGCACGGAAGCACGCTTTCCCGAAGACCCAACAGCAATGGCGGGGGACGATCCATTTTGCATAACCTAACGACCATCAACGGCATCCGGGTTTACGACGCGAAGCCCGGTGACGTGATCGGCACGAGCATCATCAACGGCTACAGTGCCCTCACCGTCCCCGCCTACTGGCGGGCCATCAACTTTTTGGCCACCAACTTGGCCAGCTTCCCCCGCTCGGTTCATCGGGACGGGGCGAAGGCCGACGAGCCGCACCCGCTCGACCGCATCCTGAAGCGACGGCCCAACGCCTACCAGAACGCCACCCAGTTCTGGCGCACCCTGTTCGCGCACGCCGGGCACTGCGGCAACGGGTTCGCGGAGATCAAGCGGACGGCCACGGGCCGGGTGGACGCCGTTCACAACCTGTTGCCCGAGGACGTGGCCCCGTTCCGCTACGCCCCGGACGACGGGAGCGGGCCGCAGCAGTTCTATTACCACGCGACCACGAAGCGGATTCTCCCCGCAGCCGACGTGGTTCATCTTGCCGCGCTCAGTTGGGACGGCATGAGCGGGTTCGACCCCGTGGAACTGTTGGCCGACACGTTCCAACAGGCCAAGGCCCACCAGAAGTATTCCACCCGCTACATCCAGACGGGCACCGTCATCAAGGGCGCGGTAGAGGTGCCGGGCAGCATGACGCCGGAGCAGTTGGCCCAGTTCACGACCCTGTTGCGGACCCACTTCAGCGGCAGCACGGCCGACCGTGACGTGATGATCCTGACGGACGGGGCGAAGCTCAACAACTCAACTATCACGCCCGTGGAGAGCCAGTTGGTGGAACAGGGGGCGAGCATCACCAAGGCCATCGCCCAAGTCACCGGCGTGCCGCCCCAGTTCCTCTACGAGTTCTCCGAGTCGAAATACAACGACAGCATCGAGCAGATGGGCCAAGACGTGGTGCGCTACACGTTCCGCCCGTGGATCGAACAGACGGAAGACGAGTTGATGGTCAAGCTGTTGACGGAACAGGAGCAGGAGCAGGGGTTCACCATCCGGTTGAACCCGGACGCCCTGTTGCGGGGCGACACGGCAGCCCAGACCGCCGCCGTCATCAGCACCGTGAACGGCGGGTTGCGGTCCCGCAACGAGGGCCGGGCGCTGCTGGACTTGCCGCCCGACTCGGACCCCGAGTCCGACAAGCTGAAGACGTTAGGCGACACCACGGTCAACCAACCGAAGGCCCTGCCGCCCAAGTCGTCGGCCACGAGCGAGGGCGACACGTTCGCCGCCCTCATGCCGGTCATCACCGCCGCCGTGGAGCGTGTGGAGACGAAGACGGCCAACGCGTTCACCAGCACGGCCGCGAAGAAGCCCGAGGCCGAGCGCGTCATCTGGGCCAACGTGTTCGCGGAGCAGCAGGCCAAGTACGTGGCCGACGCGCTCGCGCCCGTGGCCGAGACGTTGACGGTACTCGGTGGGGCAGCGTTGCCGGTGCCCCAGATCGCGGAGCGGTACGGGGCACAAGTTCGACGCCGGGCAGCATCCGGGGAAGGCACCGACCTAAAGGGAATCATCGCCGACTTGATCGGCCGGGGGGAACATGGACAAGCCGAGTAAGCGCATCATCTTCACGAAGGGCGACCACGCCAAGGTGGAGTTCGTCGCTGCGCCCGAGGGCACGGCCGACAGCATCGGCACGATCAAGGGCTATGCCCTCGTGTGGAACGTGTTGAGCAGCGACCGAGGGGGCTACAAGGTCCGCCTGTTGCCGGGCAGCGCCAAGTTCACCAGCACGGTTCACGCCCTGTACCACCACGAGTGGACGGGCGGGCCGTTGGGCGACACCCAGACGAACACGCTCCGCATTCTCCCCGCCGACGACTACGGCATCCCCGTAGAGATCGACTTGCCCGACACGACCAACGGCCGCGACACGTTGGAGCTTGTCCGCACGGGCCGGATGACCGGCATGAGCTTCGCCATGATCGGCAAGCCCACCAGTCACGAGACGGAAGAGGACGGAGAGACCGTGTTGAACGCGGAGGCCTACGAGGTGGACGAGGTGACCGTCACCGCGTTGCCCGCGTTCACTCAGACGGTTGTGGCCGTGAAGCCGGACCCCGAGCCGGAGCAGTTGTCGGCCGACAAGAAAAATCCCGAGTCGGGGAAGGAGTCGGCCCGGCAGAGTCGGAAACTAAGTGAGCTACGCCTATCCGTGCTGAAGCTGTAATCGTCGGCAGAGTTTCGACGCCCCCAGTGGCAGGAAGGACGGCATCGACATCAAACCCAAAAGGGGGAATCCGCTCATGGATTTCATTTCAAAGCTACGTGAAGAGTTCGCAGCCACCCACGCCGAAGCCGCCACGGTCATCGAGACCGCAGGCACCGAAGGCCGCGACCTCACCGCCGACGAGAAGGCCGCGAACGAGAAGCGTTTCGCCCGCCTTGAGACCATCAAGAACGTCATCGACGACCAGATGAAGTTCGCGAAGCTCGCGCTCGAAAAGGGCGAGGCCATCACGCCGAAGACCGCGCCGGGCAAGGCCGAGTACGAGGCCAACGAGGGCGAGCAGTTCGCCAAGGCCGACAAGATCGACAAGGCCGAGTTCAGCAAGGCCCTTTCCCAGTGGGCGCTGACGGGCCAGATGGCCCCGAAGTTCGCCACCATCACCACCGCCACCTCGTCTGGCGCGTTGTTCCCGAAGCAGGTTGCCGCCCCCGTGGTCGCGACTCAGGGTTCGGCGCTCCGCGAGGCGATGGCAGCCGTTGGCGTGTCGCCCATCAAGACGGACGGCACCGCCGACCTCAACATCCCGGTCATCGCCGTTGCCGTTGGCAGCGACGTTTCCGAGACGGCATCGTCGGGCACGGACAACAGCCCGGTGCCGCCGGTCATCAACCTGAAGCCGGTCCCGATCCAGTCGGGTCAGGCGTGGGTGTCCAACTTGGAGTTGGGTTCGCTCGACTACGACCTGTTGGGCGAGATCGTCCCCGGTCTGGCCGACGCGAAGGAAATGCGTCTGGAACAGAAGGCGTTCGCGGCCATGATCGCCGACGCTGGCATCACCCAGACCGTGGCCACCGCCACCACGACCGGGTTCACGTTTGCGAACCTCGTGGACCTGAACCGCAAGTTCAACCGCCGCTATGACCGCCTGAAGGTCATCGTCCTGTCGGACGCCGCCTACGCGGCAGCCGAGAAGCTGACGGGTTCGGACGGCCACCCCGTCCTGAACCGCGACCCCCAGAACCAGAGCCTGTTGCGCTTCAACGGCACGCCGGTAATTCGCAGCAGTTACCTTGAGGCGTTCGGCGCTTCCAAGGTGGTCGGCGTCATCCTGTCGTTCGTCGGCGTGAAGGTCCGCGACTGCGGCACGCAGCGGATCATCCGCCACGTGGACGACAAGGACAAGGTGGAGCAGACCGGGTTGAACCTCGTGGGCTACCACGCTGTGGGCTACACGCCCGAAGCCGTGGCCACGCTGAAGACCCCGGTGAGCTAAGCCAGCCGGAACCCACATCAGAGTCACGCCACTGGGGCGGTTAACAGCCGCCCCAGTGGTTTTCCGAGTCTCGTCAGGAACTAGGGGGCAGCAAGTGGCCAAGGTTCGTTTCATTCAGACGCTCAGCACGTTCCGCGAGGTCTACCTCGCGGGCAGCACCGCAGAACTATCGGCAGCGGAGGCCGAGAGCTACGTCCGCAACGGTGTCGCCGAGGCCGTGGAGGAAGACCCCACGCCAGAGGAAGTGAAGGAGGCCCTTCACAAGTTGCTCGGTCCGCCCACCGCCGTGAGGCCGAAGCCCGCACCGAAGCCGAAGGCCACCAAGGGGGAGTAACGTGAAGTACACCGTCACCACCCCGCCCAGTGGCAGGCCCGTGGACTACGCGACAGCCAAGAACCACCTACGTCTGGACTCCAACGAGGAACAGACCGTCGTGGAACTGGCCATCGACGCCGCCACGGACTTCGCACAGGACGCGATGGGCACGAGCCTGTTGGCCCAGACCATCATGGCCACGTTCTACGTGGGCGAGGACATCGCGTTGCCCCGTGGCCCGCTCATCGCCATCACGAGCGTGACGGACGGTAACGGCAGGATCATCACGGACTACGACGTGTGGCGGGTCGGGCACTCGGATCGGCTGACGATCAACGAGGCCCACGAGCACCCCATCACCGTGGCCTACACGGCCGGTTACCCGAACGTCGCCGCTATCCCGGCCAGCATCCGGCAGGCCATCCTAGTTCACGTCGGCACGCTCTACGCGATGCGGGAGAGCGTGATGGACGGCAGCCCCAAGCCCGTGCCCCACAGCTTGGCCGACTTCTACAAGTTGAAGGGCCGCAACACGGGGGCCGCGTGATCCGAGCCGGGCGACTACATCACCGCGTGACCATCGAGGCCCCCACCAGCACCCCAAACGAACTGGGGGAGGCAGTGCAGACGTGGGCGAGCATCGCCACCGTCTGGGCCGGGGTTCGTCCCCTGTCGTCGCGGGAACTAATCGCACACGCGCAGGTGGAACACCAAGTCACCCACGAGGTGACGCTCCGCTACACGCCAGCGCTCACGCCCGCGTGCCGGTTCGTCCACAGGGGGCGCGTCCTTCAGATCGTCGGCATCAAGAACGCCGACGAGCGGAACGTGGAACTACGAGTCACGGTTTGCGAGTCGGGCGAGATCGTCCCGGCCTCGCAGCCCGCCGCTCTGAAGTTCTCGACCCTCACCGCGCCCCAGTTCTCAACCCTCACGGCCGACCAGTTCGACCAGTTGGGGGCGTGATGGGCAAGATCGGCATGCGCATGAAGGGCGACAAGGCCCTGTTGAAGAAGCTCAACAACGTGGCCAAGTCGGGCGCTTACAAGGCGTGCCGCAAGGCCGTGGTGGCGGGCACCCAGCCGTTGTTCAAGGCCGTGAAGTCCAACGTCCCCGTTGACGAGGGGAACCTCAAGAAAGCGATGGTCAAGAAGGTCAGCGGCAAGCGAGGGAACTACAACGGCATCGTCGGCGCAGACGTGGATTTCGTCGGGGAGAACGGGGAGCAGCCCATCCGCTATGACCACCTCGTGGAGTACGGGCACGACGGCGTGCCCGCCCGGTCGTTCGTGCGCAAGGGGTTCGACGAGAGCGGAGCAGCCGCGCGGGCCGCGTACGAGGCCAAGCTCGCGGCCGAGATCGAAAAGGAACTGACGAGGGGGAGCTAGGAAAGTGGAAACGGCTGAAGGAGCAATCGTCGCAAAGTTGAAACTAGATGCAGGGGTTGCGGCGCTGGTGGGCACTCGTGTTCACCCGACCACATCCCCGCAGGCCGTGGCGTTGCCGAAGCTGACTTACCAAGTCATCGACACGCAACGGCCGCACAGCAACGACGGCCCCATCGGGTTGGCCACGGCGCGTTGGCAGTTCGACTGCCGGGCCACGGACCTCATCGGGGCGAAGAGGTTGGCAAGGGCCGTGCGGCGTTGCCTGAACGGGTTCAGTGGGACCACGAGCGGGTGGGAGTTCGATTCCATCCGCGTGATTGACGAGAGGGAGTTCCCGGAGACGCCGCAGCCGGGAACCGAGAAACCGCCGCAGCGGGTGACGCTCGACCTGAGCGTGTCCTACGCGGACGACAGCGGCATCTAACAGGGGGAAGGCAAATGCCTACTAGCTACGTTCTGGGCTACAACAGCCACGTCTACTACAGCACCAACGGCACGTCCTACACGAAGATCGGCCAGTCTCGTGACGTTCAGTCGCCCAACCCCGAGGTTGGCGAGGTGAACCTCACGAACAACGACTCGCCGAACAACACCAAGGAGTACGCGCCGGGCATGATCGAGCCGGGCGAGCTTGAGTTCGAGTTGGTCTACAAGGCCAGCGCGACCACCACGCTCTACGGCCTGTTGGGCGACGGCAACATCTACCACTGGGCCGAGAAGTTCGCCGACGGTTCCGGGTTCACGTGCAAGGGCTTCATCAAGTCGTTCGGCGTCGAGACGGCCACCGAGGACGAGGCCAACATCACCAAGGTGACGATCAAGCTCACCGAAAAGCCGGTGTTCGCCGCCACCCTGTCCATCACCACGGGCAGCACGAGCCTCTAATCGGGCGGAAAGGTAGCACATGCAACTGAACCGTGAATCGCTGCTGGGCAAGAGCCTAGCAAAGCAGGAAGTGAAGCTCGACGCGGGCAACGTCTGGGTTCGTGAACTGAAGGCGTCCGAGGTGGGCGAGTACATCAAGCGTCACAAGGGCAGCACTGACGAGCTTGACCAGATGGCGTGGCTCGTCATCCGTGGCACGTGCGACGAGGCCGGGCAGCCGGTGTTCACGCAGGCCGACGCGGAGGCCGTGAAGGGCATGAGCCTGAAGACCCTGAAGGCCATCGCCGAAGGCGTGGCCAAGGTGTCCGGGTTGTCGGGGGAAGACGACCCAAAAAAGACGGAAGCGGACTAGCAGACGGCCAGTGCGAGTTCGCGTTCCTGTTGTGCCGCACGCTCGGAAACGGCCGGTGGATTCATCCCGACGAGATGCTCGACGAGATGGGCCACCGGCAGTTTCTGGACTGGCAGAGAGCCTACCGCCTCAACCCGTGGGGTGAAGAGCGGGCCGACATGCGGATGGCCCGTCAAGTCTGGGCCACGCTACAGCCCCACGTGGGCAAGAAGAAGATTCGGGAGTCGGAGTTCGTCTTCGACTTCCGGCCGAAGCAGGCGCTCACGCCCGAGCAGTACAAGCTGAAGGCGTTGAAGGCCTACGCGGCCAATGGGGGGTTCCATGCCCGGAAAAACGATCAGTAGCGTCAGCGTCGGGTTGTTCGGCAACGTCGGGCAGTTCACCAAGGCGTTCGGCCAGAAGGCCACGAGCGCCGTCTCCGGGTTCGTCGGCAGCGTCACCAGCGCGGCGGGCACGCTCGCCAAGTTCACCGGCGTGGGCGCGGCCATCGGTCTGGGCATGAAGGGCATCGACGCCGCCCTAGGGGGCGTCACCGGAGGCTTTAAGACCGCCGCCAGCATGGAACAAGCCCAAGTGGCTATGGAGACCATGCTCGGATCGGCCGACGCTGCTCGGAAGGTTCTAGGCGACCTCACGAGCTTCGCAGCCTCCACCCCCTTCGAGATGCCGGAGCTTGTGGACTCCACGAAGAAGCTCGTGGCGTTCGGCATCGCGCAGGACAAGTTGATGCCCACGTTGAACGCCATCGGTGACGTGGCGTCGGGCGTGGGCGTGAACGTGTCCGAGTTGGCCGAAATCTACGGAAAGGCCAAGACGCAGGGCACGTTGATGGCCGAGGACATCAACCAGTTGACGGGCCGGGGCATCCCGATCATCGCGGAACTAGCCAAGCAGTTCGGGGTGACCGAGGGCGAGGTGAAGAAGCTCGTCAGCGAGGGCAAGGTCGGGTTCGGCAACCTTGAGAAAGCGTTCGCCAGCATGACCGGCCCCGGTGGCAAGTTCGCTGGGATGATGGAGAAGCAGTCGGGCACGCTCGCCGGGTTGTGGTCCACCTTGTCCGACACCATCGGCATGACGCTGGCGAAGGTCGCCCAGCAGATCATCGACACGTTCAACATCAAGGACGGGATCAAGGGACTGACGGCCGGGTTGGGCAACGCCGCTGGCGTCGTGACCGGGTTCGTGGCCAAGGTCGCGCCGATCATCAAGGGGTTCGCCCTAGCCGTCTACAACGCCTTCACCGCCGCCTACCAGTACGTGGCCCCCATCGTCACCCGCATCTACGAGGTGGTGGCCAACGTGTTCGGGTTGCTCGTGCCCAAGGTCATCGGGGTGATGCAGGCCGTGTGGTCCGGCCTCGTGAGCGTGTGGAACGCCATCTACAAGTTCGTCGCCCCCATCGCCACGGGCATCTACCAAGTCATCACTTCCACGTGGGAGGCGAGCCTACAGACCGTGACCGCCTACGCACTCGGAATCTGGGGTGTGGTCAAGAGCGTGTTCGGCGTGGTTGCGAACGTCGTCTCCACATTGTGGAGCGGGATCGTCGCCGTGTGGAACTGGGGCAGCGAGTTGATTTTCGGCAAGACCACCACGGTGGGCAACGCGACGGTGACGACGTTCCAGAAGATGGGCGAGTGGTCCCGCTGGATGATGGACAAGCTCACGTTCGCGTTCAACGTGACGGAGTACGTCATCAGCCACTGGCGGGACGTTTTGGACTTGGCCGTCACGAAGGCGGCACTCGGCATCGTGCGGTTCGCGAATCAGGTTCAGTATTTCCTAGTGGACGTGATCCCGGCCGTGGCCTCGTGGTTCGCGGACAACTGGAAAGAGATTTTCATCGACCAGTTCAATTTCACGACCACGATCTACGCCAACCTCGCCCGGAACATCGTCAGGATCATCAAGAACATCCCGAAGCTCATCAAGGGCGACGTGACGTTCGGCGACCTGTGGACGCCGTTGACGGACGGGTTCAAGGCGACCCTGAAGGAACTGCCGAACATCCCGGAACGGCAGCTAGGCGACTTGGAGAAGGCCCTCGACCAGAACGTCAGCGACCTAGAGGGGCGGTTTTCCAAGGGGTTGGGCGACCACCTAACAGCGAAGCAGAAGGAAGCCGCCGACGCCGCCAAGGGCATCGCGGACGGCATCAAGGACGTGTTCAAGGAAGAGGTGAAGCCGCTCACCCCCGAGATCAAGCCGCCCGAGGCCCCGAAGGTGCCGCCGGTGAAGCTCGACGCAAACCTGAACAACGACAACCTGAAACTGACGGTGACGCCGGAGATCAAGCGAGCCAAGGCTATCACGTTCGGGAGCGCCGAGGCCCAGCTTCTGCGGCTGAAGGTTCCCGAGCTTGCGAAGGCGGCACCCAAGCCGGGGGCAGCGCCCGCCGCGCCCGCACCAGTTGCACCGGCAGCGCCGCAGCCCGCCGCGCCCACGGGGCCTGTGTCACCCGAGGCGCGGCAGGCCAGCTACACGGAATCGAAGGGCATGGAGAAGTGGTGGGCACAGTATCTGGCCGAGGCAAAGAAGCAGACGAGCACGCTCGACAAGATCGAGCAGAACACGAGGGCGGGGACCACGTTGGGCGTGGCCAGCTTCTAAGGGGGGCGTGGGGGAATGGCAGTACACCGTCAGTCAGCACTAGGAACCGCAGGCAGCACGAAGGACGAGAAGGGCGTGGTGGAGCGCACCGCCACGGAGTATTACCTCGTCACGTTCGGAAGCCCTTCCACGGCCGTGGCGGCATCCGCCGCCGTGGACGTGGCCACGCACCCCGATGACAGCGCCCTGAAGTTCAAGAGCAAGTCGGCCAAGATGGTTGACGAGAGCAACCGCCTTGAATGGCAGGTTCAAGTTGACTTCAGCAACAAGCGCCCCGAGGCCGAGCAGGAAGAGAACCCGCTCAACCGCCCCGCCGAATACTCGTGGTCGTTCGACCAGAGCAGCCAGCCGTATTTCATCGACGTGGAAGACAAGCCCGTGGTGAACACGTCGGGCGAGCCGTTCGAGGACTTGAAGGAACGGGAGATCAGCAACATCACGGGCAGCGTCAAGAAGAACGTGCCCGCCAGCTACAGCGCAGCCACGCTGGCGAACTACAAGCGGGCCATCAACAACGGCGCGTTCACGTTCGACGGCGTGAGCATCGGTGACGGTCAGGCCCGGTTCGCGGGGGCGGACCTGTCCCCCGTGAAGAGCGAGAACGGCGTCAGCTACCGCGAGATCAGCGTCACGTTCAAATTCCGAGAGACATGGGACGATGAAGTAGAAGACCGGGGCTTCAACGAGTTGGGGGCGGGGAACAAGTTGAAGGAGATCGTCAAGGGCGTGCCGCCCACGAGGGTGGACAAGCCCTACCCGCTGGACGGGGCGGGCAAGGCAAAGCCGAACCCCACCGACGTGCCGCACAAGCTGACGTTCAAGCCCTACGACCGCTTGCCGTTCAACGTGTTCAACTTCTAAGGGGCGGGGCGATGCCGGAAAAGGTCTACGGGTTTGGTGCGGATGATGCGAAGCGCATCATCAAAGCCGCCAAGTTTATCGAGCAGCTTCCCACGAAGACGGGGGAGCGGGACAAGTTCCGCCTAGAGGAACCGCAGCGTGGGTTCTGGGCCATCATCGTTTGTTGTGGCCCCCGTGGCTGCCAGATCGACCCCGACTTCAAGGACAACCGCTACTGGTTCAAGCGGGCCTACGTCGCCAACAGCAACGGTTCCGACCCGGACGACTTCAACGCGCAGGTGGACACCTCGAAAGAGAAGGTGTCCTACGTCATCGAACCCGCGACGTTGGACGGGAAGGCGAACCCCTACTACCTCCACCGGGCGGGCACGCACCACTTCGAGATGTGCAACTCGCACGAGTTGAAGCCCGGCGTCATCGTCTGGGTGAAGTGGGAGTACGACCGCAGCCCGAAAGCCAAGCCCCGCTACAGCATCTTTGCCGCCGACCGGTGGGCGGAATGTCTGGCCCCTTGTGACACGTCCAGTAGTTCCAGCGGATCGAGTTCCTCTAGCTCGTCGTCCTCGTCGAGCAGTTCGAGCAAGAGCCAGAGCGGAAGCTCTTCCAGTAGTTCGTCGGGCAGCGGTTCCAGCAGCAAGAGCAGCAAGAGCGGCAGCACCGTCAACCCGAGTTCCAGCAGCAGCGGCAGCGGTTCGGGTAGCAGCAGCAAGAGCGGCAGCGGCAGCGGCAGCCAGCCGCCGCCTACGGGTTCATCGTCGGGCAGTGGGAGCGGAAGCCAGCCGAGTGGCGGCAGTGGCGGCAGTGGCGGCAGTGGCGGTTCCGGCGGAAGCGGTGGGAGTGGTGGTTCTGGCGGGAGCGGCGGCAGTGGCGGTTCCGGCGGCGGCAGTGGGTCCAGCGGGTGCAACTGCCCGTGGGAGTACAAGACCGTGGTGACCGGGGTGTCGTGCGTGAACGGCCAGATTCAGGTGACAACGGAAACGATCAAGGTTCTCACGTAATGCCCGATCCTGTCATCACCACCATCGGCCCATGCGGTTGCTGCGGTTCCAGCAGCAGCAGCAGCAGCAGCAGCAGTTCCCGCAGCACGTCGTCATCCAGCGGAAGCGGGATGCGTGAGGCGTGTTTCGCCAAGTTCACGTGTGACCACGTGTGTGCGAGCGGAGGCGGGACTTTCGGCCCCGTCACCCACGTCGTGACCCAGTGCGGCAACACGTTCGGCCTAGGTGAAGGCGTCTGGGTCTACACGGGGCAGACCGGCAGCACGTGCCACTACGCCTACGTGAAGCGGGGTGCGTTCTGCGATCAAGTCCCATCGTGCGGGGAGGACACGTTCTTTCAGCCCACCCCGCCCGCCCCGCCAGCGTCCGCGTTCTCGTGCCCGTGTGGCCCGAGTAGTAGCAGCAGCACGAGCAGGAGCGGCAGCGGTGGCAGCAGCGGGAGCGGCTCGGGCAGCGTGACTCAGCTTTACACGCTGACGCCGTGTGGTGGAGGAACGGTCGTCAAGACGACCGAAGACCTTGAGTCGGTCATCATCACGGGTTCCATCGTTCGCTGGCAGGGCAAGTGCTACACGGTGGGCGGGCCGGTGCCGAACGACGGTACGGGCATCGCGACCGCGACGGAATCCACCGTCTACTCGACTTGCACCGGTTGCCAATCCGTGGGCAGCGGCAGTGCGAGCACGAGCGTCAGCACGAGCGGTTCCAACGGATCATCCAACACGACGGGCAGTAGCGGCGGCAGCGGGTCGGGTGGATCGGCCAGCGGGTCGGGCGGCAGCAGCAGCGATGGCGAGCCGCAGCGCTCGTGCTGGACGAAGTGGTACTACTGGTGGAACTGCCGCACCCGCCAACTCAGCGGGCCGTTCGCCGACTTCACGGACTGCCGCAACGCGGACGGCAGCGACGTTTACACGGACTGGTTGAACGAGGGGGAGACCGTCTTCGGCAACGAGGTCACGTACATCCAGTGCAAGTTCAGCAGGTTCGTGAGCCGTGACTACAACTGCGTCCCGGACCCGGACGGCGGCGGGCCGCAGCAGAGCAGTTGCAGCGGCATGGCAGCGGGCAGCCCCCCTACCGGCCAGCCCACGCAGGCACAACTAGACACGTGCGGTTGCCCGCCGCTCAGTTCTAGCAGCGTCAGCGTCAGCGTCAGCAGCAGCAAGACCGGCAGCGGCAGCACGACGGGTAGCGGCAGCGGCAGCCATAGCACCGGCGTGAGTAGCGGCAGTCGGGGGGAGGGTAGCACCAGCACCACCACACCAAGTAACGGCAGTGGCAGCAGGCCCGGTAGTGGCAGCAGCAGTGGCAGCGGCAGCAGCAGTTCCGGGGCTGGCAGTGGCGGGCCACCGCTGCAAGCCGCCCGGCCGGGGAACGACTGCGGATGCAGCCGGGCCAAGAGATAACGAAGACGCAAAGGGGGCGGGGAAATGCGACCGGAAGACGTTTCAGAAGTCCACATCATCAACTTGAAGACGAGGCCAGACCGTTGGGTCAACCTCACGTCCGCAATCGACAAGTGCGGGTGGCCCTTCCCCCAGCCGCAGCGGTTCAGCGCCGTCAGCGGCGACAAGGTGGGCGTCCCCGGTGACTACGCCTACCAGTACGGGGGCCGCGACATAGGCGCACGCGGGTTCTACGAGGGCGGCGGCGCGTTCGGGTGCAAGCAGTCTCACGTTGCTATCTTGCAGGACTGCTTGATGCGGGACGTGCCGTCCGTGTTGATCCTAGAAGATGACGCGCTCATCGCCCCGGACTTCGGACAGCAGGTTCGGCAGTTCCTAGCAGAAGTCCCCGACGACTGGGAAGGCATCATGCTTGGAGGGCAGCACCACGCCGACCCCTCGACCATCGGGCCGAACGTGGTGAAGGTGAACTACGCCCAGCGCACCCACGCCTACATCGCCCGTGGCGAGTACATGCGGGAGTTGTACCGCCGGTGGGTTCACGCCGGTGCCCACGTTGACTGGTTGATGGAGAACTGGCAGCACACGCAGCGGGTCTACGCCCCGGTGAAATGGCTCGTGGCGCAGGCGGCGGGGAAGAGCGACATCAACGGCCGCACGAACCCCGCCCAGAGTTGGAACGACCCCACGGGCGAGGAACCGGTCATCCACTTGCGAGCGCCCCGACACGTGGCGGAAGAGTTGCGGTTGTGGGGACTCCACTACGGGTTCGACCGCGACCCGGAGACGGGAATCGACAAGGGGCTGACGCACGTGATGGCCAGCGGGAACGCGGAGAAGAGCGCCCCGCTTCGCAACTGGGTGGCGACGATCCAGCGGGAGGCCATCAGCACGCCGGGCACCGTGGCCACGGTCTGGCACCCCGAGGTGACGACAGAACTCGCACGGCGGGCCGTGCCCGCCATCGCCAAGGTCTACAACATCGACGCGGACAACATCGCCGACGCCGTGGCCCAGTTGCCCCCCGAGTTGAACCTCGTGCGAACCACCACGTTCGCCCACCGGTTCACCGTGCTGTTGCGGTCATCTAGGGCCGTGATGGAGCAGTTGCGCGGCCACGGGTTCCACACGGGCTACTGGCGAGGCGGGGACGGCATCGACAACGGCTTGAGGGACGTGATGGACTTGCAGGGGCCACCACGGGCCGACGCCCTACGCCAGTGGTGCGCATCGCTCGCCAGAGAGGCCGAGACGATCCACGAGGGCGTGGTCACTGTGTGGCATCCAGAGGCCACCAGAGAAGAACTAGAGGCCGCTACGGGCCACGCCGTGTTGGAGATCGCCGCCACGAGTGCCGACGAGGTGTTGAACGCCTTCCAGCGACAGGTGGCCGCGTAACAGGGGGAGCAATGCAGCGAACGGACATCATCAACGAGTTGATCGCACGCCGGGGGTTCACGTCCTACCTCGAAATCGGCGTGAGGGACGTGGCAGCGAACTTTAACCACATCCGTGGCCAGAACAAGGTGGGCGTTGACCCGTCCCCCGACGTGTCCGAAGGCGTGACGCACCTAGTCACGTCCGACGTGTTCTTCGCCAACAACGTGCAGAAGTTCGACCTCGTGTTCATCGACGGGTTGCACACCGAGGAACAGGTGGGCCGCGACATCGACAACGCCTTGAAGGCCCTCAACCCCGGCGGCGTGATCGTCGTTCACGACGCCCTGCCGCCCACGGCGTGGCACCAGCGTGACCACTACGACGGGCAGGACTGGACGGGGACAGGTTGGAAGGCCGTGGCCAAGGCGTTCGCCACGAGCCGCAGCCGGTGTTACGTGGTCGATGGCGACTGGGGGTGCGCCGTCATCGACACGGGCAGCCCCGTCGCCCACCGCTACGCGCCCGAGACGCCCCTCGACTACGACCGGGACTTCCCGAGCTTCCGGCAGACGTTCGCCGTGACGCCGGAACAGTTCACTGAGGGCCTGAGCACCGGCCCGCAGGCGAAGCCCAAGCGGGTGAGGATGTTCGTCTGGACGCCGGGGCACATCGCCATGAACCTGCACACGGAGATGGTCCGGGTTCAGAGCCTCGTGGCCCGCCGCCTACGCCGGGCGATGCCCGACGTGGAGTTCGTCCACGCGCTCGTGTGCGACCGGATCGACGAGCCGCAGGTGGAGGCCGTCAGGGAGATCGGGAAGGACTTCGACCAGTTCCACCACGGCATCCCGCCCGAGTACGGGCAGGCGTGGGGGATTCGCAAGCCCACCCACTACGCCCTCGACCTTGCCAGAGCGGCCGGGTGTTCCCACATGCTCCGCGTCATTCAGGACACGTTCATCATGGACGTGGCCAAGTTCGCCGCCGACGTGGGCGAGGTGTTGAAGACGCCGGGCGACTGGTTGGGGGCCAACCGCCACGACTGGGAGACGGACGGGCACCGCAGCGTGTGCGAGGAAATGGGCATCCCGTTAAACACCAAGTTGCGTTACCCGAACGGGGCCGTGATGGTCGCCCCGTTGGCGACGTGGCAGCGGTTTTACGTGCCGATGCCCGCGAGGATCAACCACTACTGGGACGACATCATCATGGGCGAGTGGATGCTCCACGCGGGGGCCACGCTCGTGGACCTGCCGACGACGTGGGCGCACTTGCACGACAGCCGCCCCGAGGTGAGCCGCAGCCACTACGAGGCCCACGCCGCCGAGCTTGCGACACACCCCACCTGAGGCCCACCCTGTGGCGCTGTGCCTGAACAGTCTGACGACGGCGTAGCGTGTTGGCCAACATGAAGTTACGCGAGTTGTGGACCGTCTGATCCCGTACGCCCGCTTTCTTGCGTACCCCATCGCCCCGGATAGGATGGTCGGCTGTCATGCGGGGAGGCGTCGGAACAAAAATGGCCAAGCTCAGCCGTCAGCAAATCGAGGAAATTAAAGCGCTTCTGGACGCCGGGCAGGAGCTTGGCGAAGAGCACCTAGACCTCCTGTTACCAGCCGAGCGACGGCGAGAATACGAGCTTGTATATGCGGGCAAGACCAGAGCCGAGGCCGTTCTCTCCGACACGTGGAGCGTCCCTCTTCAGCCCCTCAAGACGTTCGGCGTGCCCAAGGGGCAGGCCAGCCCCGAGTGGACAAACCGCCTGATCTTCGGGGACAACCTTCAGGTTCTGAAGCGGCTGACGGACGACCCGGCCGTCGCTGGCCGGGTGAAGCTGGTCTACATCGACCCGCCCTTCGCGACCATGCAGGAGTTTCGGGGGAATGAGGAACAGAAGGCGTATCAAGACAAGATCGCCGGTTCGGCCTTTATCGAGTTCCTTCGGAAGCGGCTGATCCTGCTGCGTGAGCTTTTGCACCCGAGCGGGGGCATTTACCTGCACTTGGACACCCGGAAGTCGCACTACCTAAAAGTCGTGATGGACGAGGTGTTCGGCGAGAACAACTTCCAGAACGAAATCGTCTGGCGGAACACGAACACGCACAACAAGGCGCAGACCTTCGGTGAGATTCACCAGAACATCCTGTTCTACTCCAAATCTTCCGCCCTCGACTTCCACAAGCTGAAAAGGCCACGGTTCAAGAAGTACGTCGAGCAACGGCACCGCTTTACCGATGACCGAGGGACTTACCGCTCATCCGACCTGACCGGCGAGGGCACCCGCACGGGCGACTCGGGCAGAAAGTGGCTCGGCTACGACCCCACGGCGGCGGGCAGACACTGGGCCATCCCTAGCTACGTGTATGACCTCATCGACGAGGACATTTCTCATCTCCCTCTCTTGAAGAAGTTAGATTACCTGCTCGAACACGAACTCGTCATCCCGCCGTCGAAGCCCGGCGGTCAGCCGTCGATCAAGCGATACCGGAATGAAGATGATGGTTCCTTTGTGCAGGACATCTGGTCATATCAGCCGTACACGGAGGGCATCTACGCCAACAGTAAAGAGGCCATCGACGAGGACGTGATTTACAGGGTGGGGCCGAAGGAGCATACCGGCTACCCCACCCAAAAGCCCGAGGGACTGTTGTCCCGGATCATCCGCTCTTGCACCACGGAGGGCGACCTCGTGCTCGACGCTTTTGGCGGATCGGGCACCACAGTGGCCGTGGCTGAAAAACTGGGCAGGCGGTGGATCGGGATCGACTGCGGCAAGCTCGCGATCTACAGCATCCAGAAGCGGCTGCTGAACCTGAGCACCGAGGTGGGCGGCAAGGGGAAGCCACTGCCGCCGCAGCCGTTCACGCTCTACAACGCCGGGCTGTACGACCTGCCGAGGATGCGGGATTTGCCTTGGGATGACTACCGCACCTTCGCCCTTCAACTCTTCCAAGTTCGTCACGAGCCGCACAAGCTAGGCGGCATCGCACTAGACGGGTTCAAAAGCACCGGGGACGTGCTCGTCTTCAACTTCCAGCAGAACGCCGGTGTTCAGCTTGACGAAGAGTACGTGCGGGAGTTGCACCGCCACCTAGGCGGACGCACGCGCGACGAGTTCTACATCATCGCCCCCGCCTCGCGCGTGACGTTCCTAGAGGACTACATCGACATCGACGAGACCCGGTACTACTTCCTGCGCATCCCGTACTCGATCATTGACGAACTACATGACCGCCCGTTCCGAGAGATTCGTCAGCCGATCAACGAAAAGGAAGTGAACGCCACCGTCGAGGCTGTCGGGTTCGACTTCATCCAGCCCCCGAGGCTGAAGGCCAGCTACGCCTACGAGAAGCCCGAACAGGAACTGTTCGGGGCTGCGACCATCCTCATCGAAGAGTTCCACAGCGAGGCGATGCTAAAGCGAGACCGGGAGTACGAAAACCGGGAGACGCTTTCGATGGTGATGGTGGACTACGACTACAAGGGGAACGGCGAGGGCACGTTCGAATTGGACCTCGTGCTGTACCGGCACGAGATCGAAGAGGCGGGGTGGAAGGTGCGGTTGAACCCGAACAGCATCGCCTCTCGGGTTATGATTATTTACATCGACATCTTCGGTAACGAACTCAGAGAGGTGAAGACACCGAACGACTTCGGCATCACGGAGTTGCCGAACGCGAAGGACGTAGACGCTGAGGGCACCGGGGACGTGGGCGAGCCTGTTGACGACGAGGACGATGACGACCGGGCAGGCGCGGGCGAGCCGGAGGCCTCAGGTCAGATGCGCCAGCGGAAGCCGAAGTCGAAGCCCACCAAAGCCGCAGCCAAGTCCGGCAACAACGGGAACGGATTGCACCGCAAGAAGCCAATCCGGCGAGCCAAGGTCAAACGGTCGCCGTTGCCGAAGCCGTCCAAGCAGAAGAAGGCGTTGACGAAGAGCGTATCGAGGAAGGCCACATCTCGAAGGTAGGGAGGGGACCGTGAAGGACACTACCCAGTACAAGCACGAAGACTTGGTTCTCAAGGTCACGCCGAACATCGACCCGGCCAAGTTCGACATGAACAGGTTCGAGCCGTTCCTCGACAGCATTTCCGGTGACCGGGAGTACCAGAAGGCCACGATCCGCACGGTGTGCAACTACCTCTTCGGCGAAGCGTACCCGAACCTGCGGGCACTGGCCGGGCAGAATTACAAGGCAAACCCGGTGCTCCGCGAGAAGTACCCGACGCTGGCCGCGTTCGAAGCACAGCTTCAGCTACCGGAGCAGTTGGCGTGTTCCGTGGACCTCGCGACGGGGACGGGGAAAAGCTACGTCATCTACGCCATCGCCCGCATCGCGTTGGCGGCGGGCAAGGTTGACCGGGTACTAGTCCTCTGCCCGTCCAACACCATCGAGGCCGGGCTGCTCGACAAGTTCCATGCCGAGTCGAAACAGCCGGACCACACCGACGTTCTACCGGCGGATTCGGTCTACAAGGTTCCCCACGTGACCAACGCCACGGAGACCGTGCTCCCCGGCGGCGTTTGCATCGAGAACCGCCACGCGGTCTACGCCGGAACGAAAAGCGCTATCGAGGATTCGTTCAAGGGCATGGGTGACCGCACGCTGGTGTTGTGTGACGAAGCGCACCACATTTACACCCCGGAGCAGGAAGGCCTGCGGCGATGGAAGGAGTTCCTGCTTTCCCCGGAGTACGGGTTCCGCTACGTGGTCGGGTTCTCCGGGACGTGCTACGTCGGGAACGAGTATTTCACTGATGTGGTGGCCCGCTATCCGTTGCGGCAGGCCACCGATGACGGCCGTGTGAAGCAAGTCGAGTACACGGTGGACAACGGCACCAACGACGCACGGGAGAAGCTACAGCAGATTTACGAGAACCACCTCGACAAGCGGAAGAAGTACAAGCTCGTCAAGCCGGTGACCATAATCATCACTCGCGACATCCCGACGTGTAAGCGGCTCACGGACGAGTTGATCGAGTTCCTCGCCGAGCAGGAAGGCATCACCGAAGATCAGGCAGCCGCGAAGGTGATGCGAGTTCACACGAAGCGAGGGTCGGGTCAAGGCGCTAAGGAAGACGCCCAAATCCCATTGAACTTGGCGAAGCTCCGCGCTGGGGAACCGGACCAGAAGGACAGCCCTGTCGAGTGGATTACGTCGGTCAGCATGTTGACCGAGGGCTGGGACGTGAAGAACGTGTTCCAGATCGTCCCGCACGAAGAACGTGCGTTCAATTCCAAGTTGCTGATCTCCCAAGTGCTCGGACGCGGGCTGCGGGTTCCACCCGAGTTCGCCGGTCAGAACCCGATGGTGACCGTGTTCAACCATGCGAAGTGGAGCGGGCGGATCAAGGAACTCGTGGAAGAGGTGCTCGAAGAGGATAAGAAGGTCACTTCCGCCGTCGCCAAGAAAGACCCTGCCTTTGACTTCTCGTTCCACCACATCGACTACGAGAAGTCTCAGCAGATTACCGAGACCAAGCAGGAGTCCGAGTACAACTTCGACATGCCCTACGTGAACCTCGCCGTTCAGCGGAAGGTTCTGGATCGGCAGACGGTCTACGAGGCGGCGCTCACCAGCCAGCGGCGCAACAAGACGACGGCCGTGCGGATCGAAATGTATTCCGTCGAGGAGGTGGTCAACGCCGTCTACAACAAGTTCAAGGCCATCGACCTTGAGGAACAGACGGAGTACGCCAAGAAGATGCCGAAGGACAAGATTCGGAACTTGATCCGCGCGTCCCTCGACCAGATCAAGTACGACGGGAACGACGTGAGCAAAGAGAACAAGCAGCGAATCCTGTCATCGTTCGGCAACCTGAAGCGGGCGGGGAGCAAGAGCATTCGTTACAAGGTCGAGGCCACGAACGTGCGGCCGATGAAGGCGTCGGGCCGGGGCGTGGAGAACGTCAGCACGTCGATGTTGCGGAGGGGCATTGCGACCGTCTTCTATGACGACCAGTCGAAGACGTTCGACCCCGTGCTCGCACAGGTGATCGGGGAGATCGAAGACCAGTTTTCCGACCTGCCGAAGTCAGCCGGGTACAGAGTGCCGAACTCGTTCCTGTTCAAGACGTGCCTCTCCGTGGCCGTCACCGTGGGCGACCCGGAACGCAGGTTCCTTTACAAGCTGGTTCAGGCCGAGAACGCCGCCAAGATCGACGGTTGGCTGAAGAACACGGACAGCGGGTTCTACGAGATCGAGTACTCGTACTCCCGTGGGGACTATTCGCGGCGCGGCATGTTCAACCCCGACTTCTTCATCAGCATGGGCACCGACGTACTCGTCGTCGAAATCAAGGAAGACGACGAGGCCAAGAACCCGTCACCCGAGAACGCGGGGAAGCGGCGGGCAGCCGAGACCCACTTCGAGTTGTTGAACCAGTTGCAGGGTGAGATGAAATACCACTTCTGCTTTCTCACCCCGAGCGACTACGACCTTTTCTTTGCGGAGCTACGGGAAGGACGCGCCATGACCTTCCGCAGCGGCTTGGACGTGGAGTTGATGAAGTGACCCCGCCATGCCCACCCAAGCCCTGATCCACGTTATCGAGCAATTTGGCTACGCCGTCCGCACCAGCGCGATGACGGGCACCGACCGTTTACAAAACTAAACGGCGGTGTATAGCTTTCTAAATGGAGTGCGACTTCAGCAAGCTGGTGCGGGACCGGATAACCGACGTGGGCATGTCGCAGGCCGATCTGGCCAAGGCTCTCACGGGCACGGTCACGAAGGCCGCACTGTACTCGTTCCTGAAGGGCGAGTCCGGCCTGAACTCGAAGCGGCTGGCCAAGGTGTTCGAGGTGCTGGCCATCGAGGTGCGTCCGAAGCCTCGCCCCGAGACGCCCGACCGCCACCTCGACACCACGGACCTGTTGAAGCGGGCGAGGGACTACCTCCTGACCGCGAACGACGAGCAGCGGAAGGTTTACCTGATGTGGCGTGCCGGGCAGTGCATCGCCGAGGCACGCCACCAGTGCGGCGGGGACTGGCCCGAGGTCTGGGACGCCCACGCCCCGCAGTTCGTGGACGCCCGGCTGATGCAGTACGCCGAGGGGGCGCTCCTGATGGCCGACAAGTGCAAGGGCGAGTACGAGATTCGCAAGTTCCACAAGCTCGGCGATGCGCTGACGAACTACGAGATCACGAAGGAAAAGGTCAACGGCAAGTACATCCGCCGCGTGCGTAGGTAA